GAAGCCGCTGGCGCCGAGCGTGGAGGCCTCCACGCCGGGCAGCACCAGCTGCTGGAGCCAGGCGTCGATCCGGCAGTTGTGGGAGAGGAAGCCCTCGGCGAGATAGGTGCCAGAGCTGGTCTGCATCTGGACCACGTCCTGCTCGCCAGCGGGCTCCACCGCCACCACGCGCAGCCGCTCATGGGCCTCCAGCCAGCCGAGCGCCTGGATGTCCAGCTTCGCGATGAGCCGCTCCGGTCTCACGGCGGCGAGGAAGCGCAGCCGCTCAGCGATGCCGCCGTTGATCCTGGCCACCTGCACCCGCCGACCGAGGCGTGGGCCAGCCCCGCTCGGGGCCACATGCACCCGGAAGTTGAGGCGGGTCATGGTCGCCACCGCCGCATCCAGGGTGGGGCCGGGAAGTTGGGAGAAGCTCAGATCCTGACCGCTGCGGGTCATGGAGCCCTCGCCATCGAACAGACCGGCGAGATAGCCCGCATCCCGGGTCTCAAGCGGCGCCGTGGGGGTGAGGTACCGGTACAGAAGATCCCGCCCCGGCACCAGGTCGCGAGCCGCCCGCCACCGCACCCGGAGCCAGCGCATCTCGCCCCGGGTCTGGGGACGGCTCCCCAGGAAGCGGTGATCCTCGGTCGCCCGCAGCTCGGTGCCGTCCTCCAGGACGATGCGCAGCACCTTCGCTCGGGTGGTGGCGACCGCCTCCACGGTGGAGGGTACGTAGCGCCGGTACGGGCGGGCCGGGGCGTGGCTGCGCTCCTCCTCGCCAGCGATGAGTTGGTCGCCCACCCTCACCTCCCCCAGAGGACGCCAGCGCACATCTGCGGTCAGCACCCGCGCGTCGGGGGTGAGGCACCAGTGCCGGGGCTGGTGCTCGCCGTCCCAGATCTGGCCAGCGAGCTCCATGGCATCGGGGTGGCGGGCGATCAGTGCCTGGCTGAACTTGACGCAGCCCAGCCCGGGATGGCCCTCCGCCTGGCCCAGGTAGGCGACCTGGAAGGCACACCAGTCCTCGGGACAGGCGAGCAACTCATCCACAGAGCCCGGCTCGATCACCACGTCGTGCTCCACCAGCACGATCCCCGGGGTGGACGGCTGCCAGAGCCCCTCCATGAGCGCCGAGTAGTCGAAGATGGAGCCCGAGACATCGCAGCGCTCGAACGGGTGGCCGCTGGCATCCAGGCGGGCGGTGACCTCCTCGCTGAGGTGGGTGTAGGGCATCACGAAGCGCACGGCACAGCCTCCCTCTTGCGACGCTCCCGATCCCGCTGACACTGGCGGCAAATGCGCGTGCCGTGGGGCGGATGGTGATAGGTGTTGGCGGGGTCATAGGGGTGTCCGCGCCGACAATGGGTGATGGAGGCGACCCAGCGGCGGCGTCCCTCCCCGATCAGGCCGCGTCTCATGTTCTCGGCGCGACTGACGGCTTCGAGATGTGCCGGATTGACACAGGATCTGCGCCGACAGAGGTGATCCAACTCCCGGCCCGCAGGCAGGGCGCCATAGGCCAATTCATACGCAACCCGGTGGGCCCGCACCATCCCGGCCCCTCGTCTGCCCGCGTTGAGCTGGCCGTAACCCTTCGTGTCGAGAGACGCCGTCCAGAGCCAGCACGGCCCTAGTTCAGGCCGCAGCGACGGGAGCGGGCCGTCCCTACTGACCTTGAGCCAGAAACGCTCCTCCAGCGTCCTCACCCGCGTCATGCCAGGTCGTCGCCGGGGCCGTAGCTGAGGGGCGGGGCGGGGCGACGCAGCGGCACGGGGTCGTCTGTCCAGGGCTCCGCCATGACGGCCGCCCAGAGGGCCTGAAAGAGCGACTCGTCCGCGTCCATGGCGCGGTACCTGGCGATGTTCTCGCCGTGCAGGGGGGCCGTCTCACCGAGGTCGCTCACGGCGTCGCGGTGGACGCGCCGGCGCGCCTGGGCCTTCGTGCGCCAGGGCAGATGGCGCATCGCCACCGCGCGGTGGTCGACCCGGTCGCCCGCGCCCTCCACGCCGTGCTGGCCGATCCAGAGGTGGGTGTCGGGGGTGGGGCGGTAGCAGACCTTCTCCCACGGCCAGGGCAGGACATGGCGGTGCCGGAGGAGCGCGCCGGGGTCGTTGGGATCGGGGGTGTGCTCCCACACCGTCGCCATGCACACATCGGCGGCGAAACTCGGGGACAGCAGCTCGCGCAGCGGCCACCCGGTGGGCGAGTACCAGATCTCGTCGGCGTCGAAGGGCACGACCCAGTCCGCCCCGCGCTCCAGGGCGAGCCTCGCCAGGGTGTTCATGCGGCCCGCCTGGTCGAAGAGCGGCGAGGTGTCGGTGAGCACCAGGAGTTGCTCCGGGTAGATCCTCCTGAGCCCCTCCAGGATGCGCGGGGTTGCGTCCTGGCTCAGGTGATCCTCCACGATCACCAGATCCACCTCGGCCAGCAGGTGCTCGACGGTGGTGCCGATGATGTCCTGCTCATCGCGCACCGTGCCCACCGCGACGACGCTCATGGGCGGACCAGGAAGGCGAGCTGCCACGCAGCGCCGGGCACGGGGTTGGGCCACTCCGGCGGGCAGACGCTCGCCACCGGGACCTCCTCGGGCGTCCAGCCGTGGAGGCGGAGCAGGTAGTCGAGCACGCGGGCGCTGCAGGTCCAGGCGTGGCCCCCCGGCCCCTCGCCGTGGGCGATGATCGCCTCGAGGAGGTCCTGCGCCTGTCCCTGGCTGACGGCCCGGTCGATGTCGGGGCCGACCACCGCCAGGATGCCCCCGGGGGCCAGCACCCGCCGCCACTCGCCGAGCACCGCCCCCAGGCGGTCCAGCGGGATGTGCTCCAGGAGGTGGCCGGCGTAGAGGCGCTCCGCGCAGCCGTCCGCGAAGGGCAGGGCACCCACGTCGGCCACCACGTCGACGCGCTCCGGCTGGGGCAGGCTGTCGATGGCGATCCAGTCCTCCGGGGTCGGGTGCGTGCCTGAACCGAGGTTGAGCCTCACAGCCATGACCCGGCCCAGTGGTGGACGCCGAAGCACCAGGGGAGGAGCGAGAAGTCCTCGTCCCGGCGCTCCCGCTGGTCGATGTAGTACGGGTAGAAGGTCCCCGGGGGCAGGCAGATCCAGTCGGTGCGGTTCGGGTACACCTGGGTGGCCACCCCCGGTCCCGTCTCCCAGGGCCCGGCCCCCTGGTCCACGCGCTCGATGCAGAGCGCCATGGCCTCCTCGATCGCCGGGTGACCGGGCTCAGCGCCCAGCGCGGCGGTGCAGACGATGCTCGGGCTCTCCCAGGCGCTGAAGCCGCGCAGGGCGAGCAGCGGATCCAGCCGGCGCACCGGGGCCACGTCGTCGTCCAGGTAGATGCCGCCGTGGATGAGGAGCGCCTCGAGGCGGATGAGGTCGGCCCGCTGCACCCCCGCGCAGCTCTCCATGTGGGGCGAGGTGCGCGGGAACTCCGCCATGTTGGGCTGATCCGGCCAGGTGTGGAACTCCCAGCCCGGGTGCAACTCCTCCCACCCCCGCCACCAGCCCTCGATCTCCTCGCTCAACGGCGTCTGGGCCGGAATGACACGGTGGATTATGCGGGGGATGCTCATCGGCCCAGCCCGCCCGGCGCCAGGATGGCACACTGCCAGCCGATCCGGCTCACCACCGGCCAGTCGTCGGGCACCTCGGCGATGGGCACGGCGACCGCCCAGGGCACGGCCTCGCGGATGAGGCGGAGCAGGCGATCCTCGGTGCAGGCCCAGCGGTGCTCATCACCCTGCCAGCGGTGGGCGCCCCAGAGCGCCCCCAGAGCCGTCTCCGGGTCGAAGAGGAGCGCCCGGTCGCAGTCGGGGCCGACCACGCACAGCTGGCCCGCCACCGGGTTCAGCACCCGGGCCACCTCGCGCAGCATCGGCCCGACCTCGGGGAGCGGGAGGTGCTCCAGGAAGTGCCCGCAGTACACGCGCTCCGCGACCCCGGTCGCGAAGGGCAGCACCCGGCAGTCGGCGACCAGATCGGGGTGGCACTCCTCGGCGATGTCGATGTTGATCCAGGGGGGCGGCGCGGGCTGATCGCCGGAGCCGAGGTTGAGGCGCACGGCCACCCTCACCGGCGCGGCTCGAGCGCCCAGCAGCGCCCGCAGAGGCCCCCGTCCAGGCCCATCTCGGGCAGATCCAGCGCCCGGCCGCAGCGGGGGCAGCGCGCCGCCGGGTGGCCGCCCGTGCTCCAGTCCAGGCCCACGAAGGCCACCACGCCCACCAGCACGGCCAGGACGAGGAAGGTCACCCCCGCGCTCACTGCCCGGTCCAGCCCTCGTCCCCACCATCGACTGGCTCAGGTGGCGTGACGGGGGGCGGTGCGGGCGCCTGCCCGCCATCCACCACCTGGAGCGGTGCCTGGGGTGGCGCGGCGCGCGGGTGGAGGGTGGACGGCTGCCCACACTGGGTGCAGGTGACCTCGGTGTCCTGCAGGCGGTGGGGCTGGATCAGGCCGCAGGTGTCGCACTGCCAGCGGCCCATCGGCTCCCCATCCTCGCCGACCTCGGCGCTGGCGGCCTCGCCCCGGGGACCGAGGAGGCCCTTGACCCGGTCGCCCAGCAGCAGCGCCAGCGCCGGGACGGCGATCTGGTCGAGCTTGCCGAAGGCGCGGTCGAGCCGGTCCCGCTTGAGCTTGAACTCCTTGCGGACCTGCTCCTTCTCCCACTCCCGCTGCTCCCGCCGCTCGATCCGCTCCGCCCGCCGGTCCGCGACCTCCTCCTCGATGGAGAGCCAGCGCATGGCGTCCTCGCGGCTCATCGTCCGGACATCGGCCGCCCCCGCCGCCGCGCCCTCGCCCGCCGCCGGGGTCAGCCCGAAGACATCCAGGAGGGCGTCCTTGGCCTGCTTCATCTCGGTGGCGTTGGCCGTCAGCGCCTGGATCGGCGACACCTGGGCCGCCGTGCTGCGGCCGTTCAGCAGCTCCGCGAGGCGGCCGTCCAGCCGCTCCATGCCCGCCTGGATGGTCCGGACCTGGGCGGTCTGCTGGCTCTCCGTGAAGCCCTTGATCGTCTCGGTCAGGATGCGCCGATCCTCGCGGATCCCCTCCAGCACCTGGCCCAGCATCTGGGCGATGGCGTTGCTCTGGTGATCGTCGCCCCCGCCCTCCAGGCGATCCAGCGCCTTCAGCGCCCGGGCCTCGGCCACGCGCGCCTCGAGCTGGCGGAGGCGGCGGCGGGCGCTCCGCTCGGCAGCCTCCTCCTCGGCCTCATCCTCCCGGCGCCGCTCCTCGCGGATCTCCCGCTCCGACAGCTGGCGCTCATACCCGTTCGGGGCCACGGCGGGGGCGCCCGCCTGGGTGGCGTCCACCACCGGGAACAGCGGCCGGTCGCGCAGCCAGCGCAGGACCCTGGGCTCGCTCATATCGGCAGCCTCGCCCCGGGGGCCGCCACCTCAAGCGGCCGCCGCGCCATCATCCGGCGCGTCAGGCCCACCTCGTACCCGTACACGTTGCCCTCCTCATCCACCCCCGCCGCCTGGGCGATGAAGCCCGTCATCACCGCGTCGAAGACGCCGCCGTAGCTGACCTCGTCCAGGATCGGCAGCTCCTGGCCCGCCTTCATGATCGCGTTTATGAGGGAGAACGTCTCCGGCAGCACATAGCAGGTGATCCGCACCCGGGCGTCCTCGGCGACCGGCCAGGACTCGGTGTGGATCTTGCCCTGCACCCCGAGTGCGCCGCTCGGGTCGTGGTCGTCGTCGTCACGGCCCCGGGGCGACGAGCGGGTGACCGGCACCCGGGGGGGCGTCTCGTCCGCTGGGCGGGGCGGCGTCTCGCGCCGGGGGGGGGGCTCTGGCGGCTCGAGCGGCGGATCAGGTGCAGCGCCGCCCGAGCTCGCCTCGCCGGTCACCTGCTCCGGGAGGGTGCTGGGGATCCCCGGCGGCCGGCCCCGGATCATCGGCCCCCGCACCACCTCCACCTCGCCTCCCCTGCAGTTCTGCGTGTTGGTCTGGTGGCGGAGGATGCGGGCCGCGTAATCCTCCCGCCCGCAGCGGATGCAGCGCAGTTTCGTCCCCGGCGGGTAGCCAGCCATGCATCCGGGATGGTACGCCGCCAGGCACCGATCCGTCTCGGGGGCCGCCAGCCCGTGGTATGTTCGCCGCGTGCTGCGCCGCCATCGCCGCCACCTCCCCTGGCATCGGCGCCGCTGGAGGTTCCGCATCATGCTCGCTGGACGGATCGGACAGATCCTCACCCTGCAGGCCGCCGCCGACGACGCGGCCGGGCAGGACGACACCCTCGCCGTCATCACCTGGGAAGAGGTCGACGGCGCCGTCGATGCCGCCGGCAACAGCACTGGCGTCCTCGCCACCAGCGGGGTCCTGGGCAGCCTGGTCGGCTCCGGCACCTCCGCCACCGCCACCGCCATCGCGGCGGGCAGCGCCTTCGTCGCCGCCACCGCGACCGACCCGGACGGCAACGTCAAGCTCTCGCCCCCCTTCGCCCTCTCCGTGATCGCCAGCGGCGATGCCGCGACCGTCACCGTGACCGGCAGCTTCGCCGACGCCCCAGCCCCGGCCGTGGCCGTGGTCGAGGCTCCTCCCGAGGCCCCCGCCGCCGTGCTCGAGGCTCCTGCGGAGGCTCCCCCCACAGTCGAGCCCGCCCCCGAGGCCCTCACTGCCGAGGGCCTGCCCGCCTGATACCTGAAGGGAGGGCGGCCCCAACCGGGCCGCCCTCACCGGGGTCAGGCTGTGGGTGGCTCCGGTACGGTGTCGGCGGATCCGGCGGCCGTGCCCTGGATCGCGTGGAGGTGGCGCATGCCCGTCGACACATCGCTCAGGCTCTGGTCGAGCACGTCAAGGGCCATGGCCAGGCCGAGAGGCCAGGGATCGTGCTCCGGTTGCGCCTCCAGGTGCTGACGCAGGATTAGGGTGTCACGGCGCAGCGCCATGAGCCCATCAGAGCAGCCGACGCAGAGGATGTTGCCCGGCACGGGAGCGGCACGGTCGGGTGGCTGAGGTCCCCGGATGCGGTCGCCGATGGCCGGCCCGATCTGCATGCCGGCCGCCGTCAGCGTCCCCGATAGAAGGCCCAACGCCTCGGCTCGGGTCCAATGCTGGCGCTCCGGCTCCCCCTCCTGCGGCGGTGCGCTGGCGGGCTCCTCCGGTGGCGCAACCGGCTCCTCGGGCGCGGCACCAGCTCCGTCCTGACCCTGATCTCCGATGCTCATCGCTGTCCTCCCTTGCGGCGCTCGCGCGCCTCGATCCGCTGCCGGATGGTCTCGGCCCGCTGCTTGCGGTGGCCGTCCTCGCGCCGCCGCTGGCGGTCGCGCTCGCGCAGCTCGCGGTTAAGGTGAATTTTGTGCCGATAATATCGGCATGGAATTCACCCTTGACCTAGACGACGCGGATCAGGTCCTCGCTTTCACCGCACGTCCGCTCCGGCTGGTCCGGGACGCTTTTGCTGTGCGAGGTGGGCGGGGGCACGAAGCCCCCGCCCACAGTGCTCATCATCGGAGGATCAGCTCTGAGATGGGTTGATCCACCAGCCCGGCGCGCCGTCGTGCTGGTACAGCGCCACCATCCCGAGTGCCCGGTTCTGGACGCTGTACGTCCCCGGCGGCACCGTCGAGTTGGAGTTCCGGGAGGCGGCGGCGTCCTCGGAGTTGACGTAGCCCGGCTGCGCCCGCGTCACCGTGTAGGTGTTCGGGGCCGGGGCAGGCGCAGGCGGTGCGGGCACCGGGGCCGCGCCCCCCTGAGCCGGGTTGATCCACCAGCCCGGCGCGCCGTCGTGCTGGTACAGCGCCACCATCCCGAGTGCCCGGTTCTGGATGTCGTACGTCCCCGGCGGCACCGTCGAGTTGGAGTTCCGCTCCGCCGCCGCATCGGCGGAGGTGACGTAGCCCGGCTGGGCCTGGGTCACCGTGTAGGTGTCTGCGGGTGGAGGTGGGGCGGGGGCCGGAGGAGCGGGCACCGGGATGGGCGGCTGCCACGGGGTGTCGACCGCCGGCCAGGTGTCGGCGACGATGCTCTGGTCGTACGGCTGGCCGATGCCCGCGCCGTTGGTCCACTGCCAGGCCACGCAGCCCGCCGGCACCGTGGTCGGGACGGGGCTCCCCGGGGCCAGCCAGGCGGCCCGCCAGCGGCGCGTCGAGAAGTTGAAGCTGGTCACCCCCGCCGCGACGAGGGCGGCGCGCACCTGGGCGTCGATGGCGTCGTCCCAGTACCCCGAGAAGACATCGTTGCCGCGCCCGTGGGCCGCCACCACCTCGGCGGCGAAGGTCGCCGGGGTGTAGTCGCCGACATCGCCGACATCGGCCACCATGTAGCCCTTGGCGGAGCCCCCGGCCTTCACGGTGATGGTCACCACCCTGGCGTTGGCGAAGACGCGGCCGGGGTTGGTCGCCTCGGGGTGGTCGGGGTAGACCGCCACCAGGGTGCCCGCCTCATCGGGCAGATCGTTGGCGTTCAGGTCGTCGTACTGGGTGCGGGGCATGGAGATCTCCCTTCACTGCGGATGCGCGCCCATGCTACGCCCACCGGAGGCACCCCGCCGGGCCGGGCGGGGGCAGAGGCGGGGGAGTCGAACCCGGCCAGCCTCAGCCGATTCCGTAGCGGGTCCGGAGCTGGTAGGCGTGGCCGAAGTCGTACGAGAGATCCCAGGCCCGGTACACGACCGCGTACGCCTCGCCGATCTGGTCGGGGCTGAGATCGTCGCCCTGAAGCGCCTCCTGGGAGGCGGCGATCAGCCGGTCGATGGTCCGCACCTGGCCCTGGCGGTCGGGCATCAGCGCCCCCGCCTGGGCGAGCCAGGTCCGGGCCACCTCGAGGCGCGTCCTGGTCTCTGGGATGCGGCCGCCCAGCCCGAGCGGGATCTTGTGCTGCATGTGGGCACGCTGGCGCAGCCCGTCCAGGGCCGCCATGCTGCGGGCGAGCTCGCCCTCCAGCTGACAGGTCGGTCCGCCGCAACCGGGAGCGCTCTCCTCGCTGAGCCGGCCCGAGGCCCGCAGCCGGGTCTCCATCTCGGTCTCGGAGATGGTCACCCCATAGGCGATCTCGAACCGGACGCCCTGGTGGTCGGGGTCGTCGTAGATGAGGTGGCCGTACTCGTGATAGGCGACCATCACCGGGTCCTCGCCCACCTCGTCCACCGGGCCGCCGTACACCTGGCAGTGGTGGACGGGGTCGTTGGGGCTCCCCACCCGGGTGTAGAGACCGAGCAGGCGGTCGCCCGGGCCCACCGGCGTCCCCGCCCGCTGGAGCGCCTCAAGGTCGGCCCGCGAGGGCTGGGCCATCACGTCCAGCGGGCAGGCGTCCATGAGCGCCTGGGCCTTGGTGGGCACCCGCCAGTACATCCCGGTGGGGCCGAAGAGCCCCTCCTCGATCACGCCCGCCATGGCCACCTGCTGGGAATAGCCGAACCTGCTCACGGCCGGATCATCCCATCCCACGGGTGGGGCCGGGGAGTTCCCCCGTTACCGTCGCCAGGCGATGGTGCGATCCAGATCGCGCCTGTCGATCATCCTGGCCACGAAGAGGGTACCGACGCATCGGTCAATGATGGTGCGCGTGCAGGGGCACGGGGCGGCGGCGGGCCACGCCCGCCCGGGCGGCGCGGCGGAGCAGCGACCGGCTGATCGTCCCGCCCAGCTGCCGGCGCGCCTTGAGCAGCTCCCCGGAGAGCCGGGCCGTCTCCCGCCTCAGATGGTCGGCGTGCGCCCGGATGCGGCGGCGCTCCTCGAGCAGCTCCTCATACCCCCGCTCCGACTCCTCGCCGTACACGTCGCGCGCGGTGAAGCCGCCCTGGCGGGCGTGCTCCAGGCGGGCGAGCCGCGACCGGTGGCTCTTGGAGCCCTTGGCCTCGATCTGGGCGCTGGTCCAGTCCAGCGCCTGGCGGAGGGCCTCGCCCTCCTGCTCGATCCCGTAGAGGTCGCGCTCGATCTCCTCCACGTCCTCGTCGGTGTAGGGGAGGGGGACGAAGGCGCGCCGGGCCGCCTCCCGGATCCCGCGCAGCCGCTTGCCGACCGGACAGGGGTGGCTCCCTCCGCCGCCACACCCGCACCTGGAGGTGCGGAGCCGGGGATAGGAGACCACGCAGGCGAACCGGCCCCGGGGGTCGCGCGGCTGGCTCACGCCGCCCTCCCCCGCCGCCGCAGGTAAGCGTCGTGGCAGCGGAGGGCGTGGTCCAGGAAGCAGATCGGGCAGCGGCAGCCCCAGTTGCTGTACCCGTTCCGCCCATGGCGCGGATCGCCCGGGGGGAGGCCGCGCTGGCGGCGGCGTGCGTGCAGGACGCGGGCATGGGCGGCGGCGCCCACCATGCACGGCTTGCAGTGGCAGCCCCGGGCGTAGCGGGCCACGGTGCCATGCTCCGGCATCACCGCCCCCCGGATCTCGGGTGGCCCAGCCTCGCCGTGGAGGCGGATGCGATCCCCATGGACATGGCAGTACCCACTGCCGCCCCGGTACCAGCCACCCGGCCGAGTGCAGCCCTCCACCCGGCAGGCTCGCGCCTCGAGCGGCGGGTGCCAGCCGCGCCCCCGGAGGGGCAGGCCACGGATCCTCACGAGGTCGCGGCAGATCCCCTCCGAGACCCCGAAGAGCCGGTCGATCTGGCGCGTCGTCAGCCGCCCCTCCAGGTACACCGCCGCCATCGCGTCGCGCTCTGCGGCGGTCAGGTGGTAGGTGGGGCGCCCGCTCACCGCTTGCCGCCGTGGCGGTGGTGGTGGATGGCCGCCGCGTGGCGGCTCCGGTACCGCCCGGTGGTTCGCTCGCCCTTGCGGCGGGCGCGCTGGGGACGGTTGCGGGCGGGCTCCTCCTCGATGAAGCTCAACTCCAGGCCACCGATCCGCACCCGGTGGGGGGGCGGCGCGGCCGCGCCGCCGCCGCGAGAGGAGGTAGCCCGGTGAGAGGATGCCAGGGGGGCCGGCGGGATGCGGGAGAACTTCGCAGGATCCGGCACCCCCTGGCGCCGCTTGATACGGTACTCCGCCTCGCGCCCGTATGCCTCCCAGTTGACCGATGGGTCGCGGGGATTGAAGCCCTGGGCCTCGGCGATGCGCCGACCCAGGGTGGCGAGCTCAGCGGGCCGGGTGTCCGCTACCACCGCCCCCTACCGTCCCCGCCGCCGCCGGGTCGCCCATCCCTTCCTGGCCGCCGCCGACCTCTTGGCGTGGCTCTCGCCCTGGACGATGCGGCGCAGCGTCAGCGCGAGCCGCGCCCGCTTGCCCTTCGTGCCTGGCGCCTTGGCGGCGGCGCGGAGCTTGGCCACCGGGATCTTCTCGCTCTGGGGGACATGCAGCTGCCGGTGCAGGGCGCCCGGCTTGCCCTTCTTCAGGGCCTCCTGGATCCAGCGCGTGCGAGCCATGTCTTCAGCCTCCCGTGTTATCAGCCAAACCGGCCCATCCGATCGCGCCGCTGGGCCCGCGCCGCCACCCGGCGGCGCTCCAGTTCGCGGCGCTCCTCGGCGCTCAGATCCGCCTCGCCGAGGCGGGGGCGGGGGCGGCCGCGCCCCTCGTGGTACTTCACCCAGCGCCGCGCCGCCTCGCCCGCCTGGGCCTGCGTCCGCCTGGTCCCCGCCGCCCCCTGCGAGCGGTGGACGACCCGGCCCCCCCCGTCGCGGATCACCGCGATCACGGCCTCACCGTGGGTGACGTACTCGATCTGGTACCCCCGGTAGGCGGGCATCAGTGGCCTCCGAAGACGAAGGCGCGGGGATGGGCGATGGGGTGGCCCGCCCGCTCGGCGGCGTGCACCTGCTCCCAGCGCACATCGGTGCGGGTGCGGGCATGGCCAGCGGTGGTGATGATCCCGTGGCCGCCGCCCATCACCCGCCGGTACTCGGCGAGATCCTGGTGGTGGCGCCAGATCGCGTACTGCACCGCCTGGCGACGGATCGCCGGGGTCCAGCGCGGCTCCCTGGCCGCCGCCTTGTCAATGGCCGCCTCGATCTCCCGCGCCACCTCCTGATCGGGCGTGCCCACATGGACGCGGCCGAGGTGGAAGTCGATGGCCCGAGTTGGCACCAGGGGATCCACGCGCGGCTTCCGCTCCACCGCCATCGCTACCTCCCTCCGTGCGCGTGCGTGTGGACGGGCACCGCGCGGCGGCGCCAGTACGGCTGCGGGTTGAGACTGGTCGAGCCGTGCAGCACCCGCTCAACGTAGGCCTCGCGGTAGGGGTTGCTCGCCGGGATGGAGATGCCCTGGTGGTGCACATGCTCCCCGAAGATGCGGGAGAGTTCCTCCTGATCCGCCTTGCTCATGCCCCCGTACTGGTCAAGCCGGGATGGCGGGGCGGTCACCGTGATCCAACCCCAGGCCGTGCCCCGGCCGCCGCGCACGCTCCAGGTCTTGGTGCTGCGGCGGCGCAGCCCGGCGCGCAGGGCGGTGATCGCCTTGTTGCGGTCGTTCTCCCGCATCGCCATCGCTAGCGCCCTCCGTGCGCGTGGGTGTGGACGGGGGCGGTGCGGCGGCGAGCACGCCCACCCACCAGCCGGAGGTGGCGCGAGAAGTTGCCCTCGCCATGGATCTCGCGGTGCACGGGGCCGAGGAGTTCCCACATCGCCCCGAACTTGTGCTGCCAGCGCTCACCGTTGGCGAGCCGCACCACCTGGCCCGGCCCGGGCACCGAGGCGATCCGCTCCGAGGCCCGGCTCCTCGAGCGCCCCGGGGCCACCTTCAACTCCACCCAGTGGTTGCTGTGATAGTGGATCGTGTAGGTGTCCCCGCTGCGGACGATGCGCGGCCCGTGGCCGCCCCAGGAGAGCACCCTCGTGTACCACGCGTGCTCGGCGGGGATGTCCACGTCCTGGCCGATGAAGTAGTTCTCCAGGGTGTGGCTGCGCGCCGAGACGGCCCGATCCCACATCGTCCGAGCCTCGATGCTGTTGCGCTTGACCGTGACCAGCTCAGCCATCGCTACCGCCTCCGCTTGCTGAACCGGCCGTCACGGTGCCGGGGCTGCTGCCGGGCCTGGCGGGATCGCCGAGCGAGCTCTACCTGGAGCGCTGAGGGGCGGCGGCGGTAGTAGCCGGAGGGGCGGGCGTTCTTGCCGGCGGTCGTGATCGACACCGCCCCCGCCTTGTTCTGGGCTAGGTAGCCGGCCGCGATCAGCGACCGCACCGCCGCCGCCGCCGCCTGCGGCGAGATGTCCTTGCGGCGGAGTTCATCCTGGCGGTACCCGCTCTTGATCCCGCCATAGATGTTGAGCACCTTCCCCTCCACGTCGCTCAGCGGCGCCGCCGGGGCCGCGAGGCTGAGGCTCTGCAGCAGATCGGGGTGCGCGTAGATGGTGGCGAAGGTGCGCGGGTAGCCCTCCTCGCCCTTTATCAGCACCGTCCCCGGGGGCAGCGTCCGCTTCGTCGTGTCCAGATCCACCCGGTTCCGGGGGGTGAACATATTGGCCCCGCCCCACGACCCCATCATGGTCTCGTGGCGACCGGTCACCATGTCGACCAGGGTGGCGAAGCCGCGCTGGCCCGCCCCACCGCTCACCGTCAGCGAGACCTCGGTGGCAGGCACGACGCTGATGTCCCTGGCCCCGTACTTCACGCTGGCGAGCGCAGAGCGGATCGCTGGGCTGAGCCGCTTGACCTCAATCTGGGCCATCGCCGCTACCCCCCCCCGTGCGCGTGGGTGTGCAGCGGGGCGGCGCGCTTGCGAAGGTGCCCATAGGAACTCTTGCCGCTACGATGGGTGCGCCCGTGGCGAAGATCCGCCTCATGCTGCCAGCGGCGCACGGTGGCCCTCAGCTCGGGCGTGCTCTCCACCACGTCCGCCGTGTCACCCATCCGCCGCCAGGCCACGGCCTCGCGATACGCCTGTCCCGGCAAGCGGATGGGGCCAGTCCAGCCCTCGTGGCCGCTCGCAGTGACATGGTGGACGTAGAAGCTCACCGCTACCGCTCCCCGTGGGCGTGGTGGTGGATGGGGGCACGACGGCGACGGGCCGCGCCGGAGCGGACCGGGAGTGACCTCCGGCCCAGGAGATGCGTCTCCCTCATCTCCTCGCGCTTCCACCGCTGCGCGGCGGCCTCGGTGCTGAAGTCCTGAAACTCCACGGGCTTGCCCTGCTCATCGACCACCGTGCCGCGCCACTTGCCGTTGGCGAGATGAGTGATCCTCACCAGGGCGCTGCGGGTGCGCGAGCGTCCGACGGCTGCCCTGATCGCCTTGGCATCGGTGCGCGAGAAGCCGATCATCGGATCCGCCTGGGCCAGGATGGTCGAGTCGTAGGCGGGATCCCAGGTGATGACACTTGGGCTCCCTGGCGCCTGAGAGATGAGCGCGAAACCACGCTCCCACGGCCGGGGTGCCAGCATCATCAGCTGGCGCACGCTCCGGGGACTCCCCATCCGCGCCATCCGCCGCCCCATCGCTACCGCCCTCCGTGGGTGTGGCTGTGCAGCGGGGCGGCGCGACGGCGCGCCAGCCCAGAGGCGAGCAGTGCCCAGTGCGTCCTCCGGCTCCGTCCCTTGACGGCGACATTCACCTGGGTGCTCCCGGCCCACGAGATCTCGCGGCCGGTGTCCAGCGTGACCACCACGCGCCCGAGATCCCGACGCACGGCGATGACATCGCGCAGATCAGCGTGCCCGGATCCCGGGTGGTACACCTGGACCGCGTCTCCCACTCTCAGCCGCCTAGCGGGGCGCTGGACGAAACTCACCGCTGCCGCCTCCCATGGGTGTGGCTGTGCAGCGGGGCGGCGCGGCCCCGGGGGCGGCCCTTGGCGTGCTGCAGCGCATAGCGCTGGGCAAGCCCCAGGCTGCGGCCCGGAAATACTCAGCGATGCTCTGAGACATTGGCTACCGACCTCCGTGGCCGTGGGTGTGGATGGGGGCAGTACGGCGCCGACGGCGTCGGGCACGACCCTCTGGCAGGAGGCGCACCTCGAACTTCTTGCGGCCACCGGGTCGCATGTCCCCGCGCAGGAAGTACACCTCTGGACGCTTGTGCTCGCCCGTCATGTGCTCCTCCCATACCGCCTCCGCCCAGCGGCGGGCGGTACGGTCATCGGGCGCGTCCACGAGCACCATCAGCCCACCCGTGCCAGGTGGCCAGTCACGGGTGTGTCCCACCACGCCCATCATGTCCACATGCCTGGCGATCGGGTACTCGGCCATCGCTACCGCCTCCGATGCCGCGTCGCGGCCGGGTGCGAGTAGGGATGTGCGGGATGGCGGTGGTAACGCACCGCGCGGCGCCGAGCTGTCCCGCCCGCCGCCAACCGCCTCGCGGCCGCCTTGGCCGCCGCCCCCGAGGGCCACGAGTGGAACACGTCGCCCACCGGGCCGTCGATGGTATCCATGCCCCCGCTAGCATTGAGGCGCTTGACCCGGAAGATCCTGGCGCCCCCGCCGGGAGGCTGCTGCGACTCGGTGAAGTAGATGCCCCCAGGCCCGGTGTAGCCGACGGCCGGGAACCGGCTGCCGAAGAACCGGTTGCTCTGGCGGTCGAAGAAGTGGTGCTCCCGGCCCGCCGCGCGAGCACGCTGTAGGTAGAGATCGCGGATCTCATCCATCCCGATCTCATCTCGGGCCATGGCGGCACCCTCCCGGCGGCTGGCTTGCCACCGTACACCGCACCGTACACCTCTCCGGCCCGGGAGGACAAGGGGGTGGCGCGATTGCCACTTTCAGTGCATCGCGAAGTAGTCGCGATCCCGACGCGCGACCTCCTTGAGGGCGCGATTCCAGGCGCGGCGACAAGTCGCCGACTCCGGCTCTGGATCGGGCGGCGGGCTGGCGGCGGTCGGTGCCGGGTCAGGAGCGGGGGGCATGACGAACCAGGATCTCCCGCAACAGGGCGCTCATGGATCGACCGTCCCGCAGCGCCCGCCGCCGGTAGCGGCGGAGCAGGGGATCGGGGAGGCGGAGGGTCACTCTGGGCGTCTTGCCCGCACCGGAGAGCGAGCGCCGTCCCGCAAAGGCCGCCGGCCCGGGGACGGGCGTCCCGAAGTCGTCAGGTCCCATGGCCTCGAAGCGGTCGGCATAGACGGCCGCCTCGCTCTCGGTGATGCCGTCACGGCGGCGCGTGAGTGCCATCAGAGGTGCCTCGCGTAGAGACGGCGCCAGACCCGTCTCAACCTCATCGCGTGGACGATGGCGGATCCCTCACGGGTCTCCACCACGCCGACCTCGAGCGGCACGCCGCTGGCGTCGTGGCCGAGATGCATCCTCATCTCGCCTCGGGGAACGACGACCACGGTGTTGCGGTACGCCTCCAGCATCCGCCGCACCGAGATCCGGTGCCGATGCGCCGACTGAGCGATCCTCGGCTCCACATTGAACCGATTATGTCAGACGGCCGAGGGGATGTCACCCGGGGCTCTGGGGGGCCGGGGGTTGCCCACGGAGATAGGACCTTTGGACGGGATTCTGTCTCAGATCCCCCGGCCCCTCGGCCCCCGATCCTACGCCCTCCCGCCCCCTAGCACACCGGCTCCGGCGGGGGTAAGATGCCAAGCGCCCCCCGGAAGCCTCGTCCTCCCGGGGGGCGCTTTTCCCCACACATCGACCCCAAGGATGCCTTCTATGGAGCGATTGCCGGGTAGGGTACCACATCTGCACAGGTTGTCCACATCCTCCACAGGACGTGGGGGTCGGGCACCGGGCCGATGACCGCCTCGGCCACCGTCACCCGCTACACGCCGAGCAGGCCCTGCCCCATCTGCGGGGGCAACGACCGGCTCCGGCGGGGCAAGGGGGTGCGCTGCGCCGGGTACCTCACCGGTGACGGCCGGGTGGCCTTCTGCAGCCGCGAGGAGAAGGCGGGCTCGCTCCAGGTGGCGGGCGACAGTAACTGCTTCCCCCACCGCCTCGAGGGCCGCTGCGGCTGCGGGGTGAGCCACGGCGAGGCCCCGCCGCCGCCCCTGAGGAGGGCGCCGCGCGACACGAGGCCCTGGCGCCCCGTCGCCCATTACGACTACCACGACCGCGACGGCAATGTCCGCTACCAGGTGATCCGCCTGGAGCCCGATCCCAATCCCGATGGCGACAAGCGCTTCACCCAGCGCCGCCCCGACCCGCTCCATCCCGGCCGCTGGATCGAGGGGCCGGGGGCCATGGAGAGCGTCCAACTACTGCCGTACCGGCTCCCCGACCTCCTCAAGGATCCCAAGCGCCTCATCCTCATCGTGGAGGGCGAGAAGGCCGTCGACGCCCTCCGCCGGCGGGGCCTGCCCGCCACCACCTGCCCCATGGGCGCGGGCAAGTGGTGGGACGCGGGCGGCGACTGCCCCCGCACCGAGCTCACCTCCTGGATGCTCGCCGACGTGGCGGGCCGGGGCGACAACCGCCTCCCCGTCGTCATCGGTGACAACGATGACGCCGGCCGCCGGGGCGCCGAGGCCGCCTGCCGCGCCTTCGCCGCCACCGGGCTCGACCCCCAGATCCTGGAGCTGGTCGGTGTCAAGGAGCACGGCGGTGCCGACGACTGGATCGACCAGGATCCAACCCGCACCGCCCGCGACCTCATCGCCCAACTTCCCGGGCAGCGCTGGCTCGACCTCCATCCCACCGAGGCCCAGGGGCAGGAGCCAGAGGGCGGCGGAGGGAACGGGGGAAATGGCAATGGCCATCATCCCCAGAGCGACGGCCACGGCTCAGAGCCAGGCCAGGTGCTCCCCGAGTTCAGCGACACCCGCAATGCGGAGCGCTTTGCCAGCCGCCACGGCGCGGGCGCCCGGTACGACCATACCCGGGGGCTCTGGCGCCTCTACACCGGCACCCGCTGGCGGCTGGACGGCACGGAGCAGTGCATGACCCTCGCCAAGGAGACGGTCGCCCGCCTCCCCGAGGAGATCCCCGCCTGGTGCGACGACGCTAGGGCGCGCCACCGCCTCCACCGCGAGATCCTCGCCTGCGAGTCCACCATGCGCCTGCGCGCGCTGCTCGCCAACGCGCAGTCGCGCCTCCACTCGACCCACGAGACCTGGGATCCCGACCCCTGGCTGCTCAACTGCGAGAACGGCACCGTCGATCTCCGCACCGGCCAGCTGCACCCCCACAACCCCGACCAGATGCAGTCGCGGCTCGCCCCCTACCGCTTCGACCCCGACGCCCGCTGCCCGCAGTGGGACGCCTTCCTGGAGCGGGTGCTGGGCGGCGACCACGAGCTGATCGCCTTCGTCCAGCGCGCCGTCGGTGTCTCCATCATCGGCGAGATCCTGGAGCATGTGCTCTTCGTGCTGTACGGCACCGGGGCCAACGGCAAGTCCACCTTCCTCAACGTCCTGAGCTTCCTGCTGGGCGACTACGCCCGCGCCGCCGACCCCACCCTCCTCCTCGATCTCGGTCACCCCTCACACCCGACGAACGTCGCCGAGCTTCGCGGTGTGCGGATGACAGTGATAGCGGAGCCCGAGGGGAAGCTGAACGAGAGCCTCGTGAAGGTGCTGACGGGTGGCGACATCCGGTGGGCGCGGTTCATGTTCCGCGACGCCTTCACCTATGTGCCCTCGGACATCCCGTGGATGAGCACGAACCACAAGCCCCTCGTCACCGGCAACTCGGAGGGGATCTGGCGGCGGCTGCGCCTGATCCCGTTCACGGTGCTGATCCCGCCCGAGGAGCGCGACCCCAACCTCGCCCGCCGCCTCCTGCGCGAGGAGGCCCCGGGCATCCTGCGCTGGTGCGTCGACGGCTGCCTCGCATACCAGCGCCAGGGCCTGGGCCAGTCGCCAGCGGTGGAGCGGGCCACCCGCCAGTACCGCACCGAGATGGACTCGATGGCCGCCTTCCTGGAGCAGGAGACCATCCCATCGGCGGCCGATTCCGTCTCGGCCGCTGAGCTCTTCCACCGGTACAAGGACTGGTGCGAGGGCTCCGGCGAGCGGCCGACCTCGCAGCGCTTCCTCGGCCTCCGGCTCAGCGAGCGTGGGCTGACCTCCTTCCGATCCGCGCACAATGGCAACCGCACCCACTGGCGCGGCCTCCGGCTGCGGATGGTCGGCGAGCAGCTCGCCCTCGCACCCGGTGACGACTCCCTCCTCGCCGACTGCCAGGCCGTCTGCCGAGCGCTCTGGGCCGAGGGGAAGGAGGCCCGCGAACTCTGCTCGCTCATCCTCCAGACCCACGGCTGGGAGGCTGAGGGCCAGCCGTCCGAGTGGCTGGTGGCGCAGGATCGGGATGTCCTTGAGGCCATACTCCCCGAGGCGCAGACCTCGCTCGCGGAGATCCGGCAGCGGAAGGGACGGTAACGGGGCATCACGGAGGGACGGCGTGAGCGACAAGAGCGTGATCGAGTGGACGGATGCATCGTGGAACCCGGTCACCGGCTGTGCCGAGGTCTCCCCGGGCTGCGACCACTGCTACGCCAAGCGTTTCGCCGAGCGGTTCCGGGGCGTCCCCGGTCACCCCTACGAGCAGGGGTTCGACCTCACGCTCCGGCCCGAGCGGCTCGACCAGCCCCTTCGGTGGAGGCGGCCCCGCCGGATCTTCGTCAACTCGATGTCCGACCTCTTCCACGCCGACGTACCCCAGGCGTTCATCGCCCAGGTGTGGGACGTGATGGTCTGGGCGGACTGGCACACCTTCCAGGTGCTCACGAAGCGAGCCGAGCGGATGGAGCGCCTCATCAGCAGGGCCTGGGGAGACGAGTTGCTCCGGCGAAAGATCTACCGGAATGTCCTCGAAAGCCTAGAGCCGCCCGCGAACATCTGGCTTGGGGTGAGCGTCGAGAGCACCGCGTACTACTCCCGCATCCGCCACCTCCAGCGCACGCCAGCCGCAGTGCGGTTCCTGAGCCTGGAGCCGCTCCTGGGACCTCTGCCCCACCTCCCGCTGGAGGGGATCGGCTGGGTGATCGTGGGCGGCGAGAGCGGCCCCGGGGCGCGTCCGATGCATCCGCACTGGGTGCGTGACATCCGCGACCAGTGCCAGCGCGCGGGCGTCCCCTTCTTCTTCAAGCAATGGGGGGAGTGGCGCGCCATGGAGAGGTGGGGTGAGGGTGACCAGACAGGCCATCTCGGACCACCGACCGTGACGCTGCTCGACGGCTGTCTGCTCCGGCGCGTCGGCAAGCACGCCGCCGGCCGGGAGCTTGACGGCCGCACCTGGGATGAGTACCCGGTGCGGGCGGCGTGATGGCCGCACCGCGACCGCCACTCTTCCCGACCCAGCGCCCGGGCCGCGATCCGGACATCCTGGATGTCCTGGCCTGGTGGGTCAGCACGGCTCCCAAGGGCCAGGCCCGTGAAGAGCGGATGGAACTCTGCACGCGCTGCCTGGGCGCCTTGCTGGGGGGGTTGGTCGAGCGGATCAGCCCGGCCTCGATAGGGCTGGCGGGGACGGTGACGGGCACAGCCGCACCGCCCGTCGATGAGGGGGGCGGCCAGGCCGATCCAGCGCCGCCACCCATCCCTGACCTATCGGAGCGCCTGGCCGTCCTCGAGGCGTGCCGCCGCCATGAGCGCGCCTTCGCCGCCATCACCATCCAGGAGGAACTCGGCTGGCGAGGGGCCGACCGGTACGACGCCGTCCGGGCTCACCTCGATGCCCTCGCCGCCATCGGCCACCTCGAGGCCATGCCCCGCGGCCGGTTCCGTGCTCCGGCGCGGCGCGAGGTGATGAGCGAGGTGCTCCAGGCCCGCCACGGGATCCCCGCCGAGGACGCGGAGCGGATCGCCGGCGAACTCTCGGAGACCCGACCCGCGCTCCCAGAGACTCCAACCGCCACCGACGGCGGGCAGCCGTATCCTCCCCGGGGCCGCGACCCTGAGCTCGCCGCGAGCTTCCCCGACCTGGAGATGGAGGCGGCGCGCCGGCGGGCCACGACCCTCAGCAACGGCGCTATCCTCACCCGCGCCATGGTGCTCGACGCCTGCCGTCGCCTGGACGGTGGTTTCGCTGCCCGCGAGGTGGCCCACGCGCTGGGGGAGAGCGACATCACCCGCCTCTTCACCCACCTCTCCTCACTGGAGCGCGGCGGCGAGTTGGAGCGGGTGATGAGGGGCCGGTACCGCGTGCGCCGCTACCGGTGACCTCCCCCCTCCCTCCGGAGCGCCGGGCTGAACTCCACGTCCTGGTCGACCAACTGCTCGACCAGGAGCCGCTCTGGGAGGGAGCACTGCGCGCGATGATCGCGGTGGTCCGGTACGGCAACGGCCTGAGCCCTCTGCCACCACCGCTGCCCGCACCCACGCCAGAGCCCGATCCTGACCAACCGCTCACCTGGCGGCAGCGTGGGTTGGAGCCTGAGGCGGGCTTCATCGAGGAGGAGTGCCTGGTCGACGCCGAGGGCGATCTCAGCTCCGCCGAGGTCTTCCAGCGTTTCTGCTCCTGGTGGACAGTGAACGCCCTCGGCAAGCCCGGCCGGCAGCCCAGCCGCCGCCTCCTCGGCCTCCGCCTGAACGACTACGGCTTCGGCCAGTTCCGAGCTGCCAGAGACGGCAACCGGACCCACTGGCGTGGGATCGCCTGGCGCGATCCTGAGGCGTTTCTGCTCCAACATGGGTGAGAACCCCCACCTCGAGCCTCCGCCGCCCGGCCCGTAGGCGCGATCCGTGGCCTTCTCACGGGCCGCACGAGATCAGCGTTACAGCATTGACAGCGAGCCAGCCCTTTAATGGGCCTGGTCAAACGGCGGCCTCGTCTCCCCGTGCGTGCCTCTGCGCGGGGGCGCGCGTGAGCGCTTTAAATGCCTTTTTGACTGTACAAGGTGTCAGCCGAATACGACCTTTCGTGTTCGCATAGGCCAAGGTCCTATTCCCACTCCCTCCATCCGCGTCATTCTGCACCCCCCGTCACCACGTGACGGGCCATCCGTCACCACGTGACGGGCACGGACCCTGAACTCGCCGTCACCACATGACCGGCGGCCGTCACCACGTGACGCGCCATCCGTCACTAGGTGACCGAGACGGTCACCACATGACGGTGGCGGGTGGTAGAGTCCGCGCTCACATGGGACGGGAGAGGACGCTTGGCTAGAGCGGCTGGCGGCGAAGCCCAGAGCCGGATGCGACGCGACAGCGAGCGTCGGCGCCACCTCCTGGAGACAGCCCGCGCCCTCCAGATCGGGATCATCCGGGATCTCCTCGAGGAGGTGGGGGCGCATCGCCTCACGGTGGTCAGCGCCGCCGCGCTCCTCAAGGTCAACCACTCCGTCGTCTCGGGGATGATCGCCAGGGCGCGCCGCCGTGCCGAGAAGGAGGCTGAGGCGGCCCGGCTGGTCACGGAGGCGGATCTCGAGGCGGCGGAGCGTCGGCTAGGATCCTGAGAGCGAACTCGGCACGGGGCGGGAACGGTGATGCACAATGCGGGCCGTGGGACGGCCTGCACGCCATGACGAGTCGGCGGCGCGTCGCGACCTCAAACGGGCGGTGGACATCCTCCTGGACGCCAACCCCCAGCTGGAGGACGAGCTGTCCGAGTTCTGCGCCCAGCTGGAGCAGACGGGCGGGGCGGTGATCTCGGCCGTCGATGGGATCCATGGCGCCCTGGCGGCGCTGGGCCGTCTGCAGAGCCTCGCGGGGCGCGAGCGGTGACGGTGGCAGGCCAGCCGCTGGGTGTCTGCCGGGTGCCTCACTGCGGGCGGCCGGCGCTCCGGACGGGTGGCCAGTGCTCCTGGCACGCCCAGCGAAAGCAGGTGCTCGAGCCCGCCCAGGTGGAGCTGCTCTTCCCCGAGGAGGGGGAGCGCGAGCGGCGCCAGCGGCGGGCCATCCTGGCCGCCACCGACCGGCTGCTCAGCGCCTGCGAGCGGCTGGCCGACGAGAAGGGGCCGGAGGCCCTGGTGCCCCCCCGCCTGGTGGAGCTCTATGCCGCCATGGGCGGCTGCACGGTCTGGGGCGACGCCTGGCCCACCGCCGTCGACCTCCACGAGGCCCTGCTCGCCATCCAGGAGGGCCTGGTTCGCCGGCCCGTGCTGGGGGCGGCGCTAACACCCTCAGTCCGGGTGGAGATCCATCGGTGATATGGCACTGCGGGGCGTGCGGCGAGTACGTGGAGGGATACGACCACCCGATGGCCCTGATCCTCCGCCATCTCCTGGAGTGCCCGCGGACGCGGGTCGTGCGGCTCCGGCGCCACCACCGCCCCTTCCCGACGGCCCGCCGCCGCTGACCCACATCTGGCGCTGGCGCGCTCGGCTGCCAGAGCGCTTCGGCGAGCGCTGCCAGGTGGAGGCGCGCGGGGCTCGAGGCACCATCCTGGTGCGCTTCGCCGATGGCTTCGCGGTGACCACCTCCTGGCACGCGGTGCGCCGGGCCGGGCCTCCCGGCGCCTGATCTCCCTGCGGCGCCCGGGTGGCCCGTAGCATCGGGGCCATGGCGCTGACGCTCGCCCAGTTCATGGCCCAGTATTCGGGGCAGACGGTCGATGACTGCGGCGGCTTCCCGCCGGGGGAGTGTACTTCGCTCGCCTGCCTCTGGTGCGTCAACCTCGGCCTCTCCACCCCGTGCGGCAGCTGCGGCGCGCCCGACCACTGCGACGGGGTGTGCTGGCAGGGGAGCGGCTATCCGGGCTGGACCTGGATCCCCAACGGGCCAGCCAACTTCCCGTCCCCGGGCGACCTCGTCTGCTTCCGGGGCGGCTGCCACTCGATCGGGGCGAGCGGGCATGTGGACATCTGCATCTCGGCCGATCCCGGCAGCTTCCAGTCGTTCGCCCAGAACTGGGATGGCGAATACTGCCAGGTGGTCACCCACACCGACTATGCCTGCGTGGTGGGGTGGCAGCACCCGGGGGTGACTCAGCCGGCGCCGGCGCCAGCCCCGGCTCCAGCGCCGCCCCTGCCCACCTGCAGCCCCGCCTGCGACTCCTGCTCAGCCTGCCAGGGTGGCCGATGCGTCTCCTCCTGCCCGGCGGGTTGGAGTTGCTCTGGGGGCCTCTGCGCCCCACCACCCTCGCCCCCAGCCGCAGCGCCAGCGCCGGCGCCTCTCAACCCGGCGGTGCCGGTTGTGGCCGCCTTGGTACTCGCGGCCCTGACCGGGGTGGCCGCCTGGCAGGCGACTCGCCACCGGCCCGGCCCGGGCCTGGGAGGTGGAGCGTCGACACGGGCTGCCAGGCGGCCCCAGGCGGCCCCAGGGCCGCCGCTCACCCCCTCCGCGACCGCTGCGGCGGGGCACGGTTTCGGGAGCGGCGGATGAGCGTCTCGGTGGCCCAGCGCGTCCAGCTCGCCTATGCCGCCGGCTTCCGCAACACGGACGCCCTCGAGGCGCTCAGCATCATCGTCGCGATCTCGCTGGCGGAGTGCGGGCTGGGAGGGGCGTGCGAGACCGGCTGTAACCCGGACTGCTGCGGCTGCGGCTGCTCCTCGGGGTGCGAGAGCTGCGGCGTGCTCCAGGTGTTCCAACCCTGCCACCCGGGCACGGCGGCGTGCGCCAGCGACCCCACCTGCGCCTTCACCCTCGGCTACGCGCTCTCCAGCGGCGGGGTGGCCTTCTCGCCCTGGTCCACCTACACGAGCGGCGCCTTCCAGGGCTACATGACGGCGGCGCGGGCCGCCATCCAGGGCCTGCCACCGCCCATCGGCCCCGCCCCGCCGTCCCCTCCGCCGTGCCCCGTCTGCGACTCATGCTCCGCCTGCCAGTCGGGCACCTGCGTCTCTCGCTGCCACGCGCCTGCGGTGTGCAGCGCCGGGGCCTGCATCGTGCCCTGCTCACCCGCCTGCGACCAGTGCTCCGTGTGCTCTGGGGGCACCTGCGTCTCCTCTTGCCCGGCCGACTGGGACTGCCTGGGCGGCCTCTGCGCCCCGCCGCTCATCCCGGTGGCGCCGGGGCCGGGGGCACCGCTGGCCCGTGCCTCGGTGATCGCCTTCGGCCTGCTCTCCGTGATCGGGGTGGTCGGCACCGCCTACGCGATCAGCCGCACGGGCTGGGGCCGAGGCGCCGCCCGCGACACCCTGGCCGTGCTCCGGCCGGGGGGCGTCCCGGCGCTGGGCCGCACGCTAACCCGCTCCACACCGGTCGCCCCGCTCACTCCGTCGCGGGCCGCCGCCAGCCACGCCTTCGGGGGCGGCTGAGCCCCGAGGGGAGGGGCGTCGAACCCCTCCCCCGGGATAAGAGGGAGATCAGATGGCCGGTTGCGGGCCGACCCGGCGCCGCAGCGCCAGGAAGCCCAGCAGGGCGAGGCCGGTGACCATGAGCACGATGCCCAGGCTGGTCATCAGCCCTCCGCTACCGCCTCCCGCCCCGGTCGTCGGGGTCACCGCTGGCACGGGCGTCGCGGTCGGCGACGGCGTGGCCGTGGGCGTGGGAGTTGCGGTCGGGGTCGGGGTTGCCGTCGGCGTTGCGGTCGGCGTGGGCGTCGGCGTCGGAGTTGGCGTGGGCTCAGCCATGGTGATCGTGGCCTCAGCCGTGCCCGTGGCCGTGCATCCCTCCTCGGCGCCAGCCTGTACTGTGATGTCGGTGGTCACCACGGTGCCCGGAGCGTTGGAGCCCACCGTGAAGGTGAAGCTGTCGCTCTTGTACTGGTGGGCGGCATCGGTGTAGGTGCAGGTCTCGCTGTTGGTCCCGGCGGTGCATACCGCAGAGCCATCCCCGTTGCTGACGAAGGTCAGCAGCCCGTCCCACGTCAGTGTGGTGGTCATGTCGGGGTACTGATTGACGTCCTGCTCTGCAGTCACCGTCAGAGTGGTAGTGTCACCCGGATTCAGGCCCGTGTTGGGAGGCCCAAAGCAAGGACTCCCTGGCCAGACGGGATCACAAGCTCCTACCGTTCCAGAGTCGTAGTCGATGTAGATCCCTGAATCGCCTGTGACCTCAGATGACCAGCCCGTATCAGTGTCCGAGGTCCACTCAGCCTGAACGTACTGGCCGTTGCTCTGCAAGAGCGAGAAGTTGTACGGCTGAGTTGTGCTCGTCTCATTAGTCGTAGTGACTCCAGTAGCGAAGGTGGAGTCTGCCGACTGCTCCACGGTCACGTCGTAGTTCGACTCCGGGCTACCAAACGAAACGGTGAAGGTGTAGTGCGCCGAATCGCAGGGGCAGACCGCCGTGAGCGTTGGCGGAGCACCCCAGGCGAGCGCGGTCACCCCGCCGATAGCGAGCGCCCCCCCGCCTCCGATGGCGAGCGCCGCCGCGAACGGCGCCGCCCAGCGCCGCATGATGCTGTGTCCTGTCATGGTTGATCCCTCCTGACCTCGCGAGGATCCTTCGCGCCCCCGCTGGAGGGCAGCGTAGCACCATCTGCGGCGTTTGTCACGCTCCGGTGGCCTGGCGGTCGCGGAACGTCTGACGCGGAGTCGGCTGGGGGTTGCGCGCCCCAGCGGCGGGGCGCTACAGTGCGCCCGTGGCGATGCAGCGTACTGCCGCCGATCCTCCTCGATCCTCGGCTCCGCCCGTGGCGGTCACGGTCACCTGGACGGTGACGGTGGAACTGCTCGCGGCCGATCCCGACGTGGTTGATCGCACCCGGGGCCGGGGACCGATGGCGGCCGACTTCCAGGCGACCATGGGCTTGACCCAGCGGGCCAGCCTCGCCCGCCTGGGGGCCGCCACCGGCGTGTACGAGATCCCGCTCCACAGCCAGGTGGGGTGGGGCGACCTCCCCGATGACGCCCTAGAGGTCAAGGGCACCCGCTGGGACCTGGAGAGCGTCGCCGTCGATGGCCAGGAGGTACCCGATGGCTGAGATGGTCCGGACGATCAGCGACGTGGCCCGCGAGCTGCCGCCTCTGGGTCGGCAGGGGCGCTGGGTGGACGGCACCTTCCTGCCCAGCACCGCCTGGATCCGGATCACGGAGGGGTCGGAGCCGGGCCATACCCACGCCTGGGCGGCGGCACCGATCCCGGAGGGGGCTCTGGGCGGGGCGGCGGAGTGCCCCTGCGGTGCCCGGGCGCGCTGGCGCCCGGTCAGCCTCGGCCCCGAGGTGGAGCAGGCCACGGCACTCGAGGAGTTGCGCGACCTCGCGGCGCGGTGGGGCGAGCGGCTGCGGCGGGGGCTGCGCCTGGTGATGCCGTCATGAGCGCCCTGCCCTTCCCGGGCGGCGCCCGCCCCATCCTCCGGCGGGCCAGCTGCCCCCGCTGCGGCGAGGAGTTCCCGCACGATTGCGTGCCGGTGGGGCACAGCCTGAAGCGGGTCCGCGCGGTGCTCAGCGACGGGACGACCATCGACCCGCCGTTCAGCCTGGACGACGGCCGCATCGCCCGGATGGAGGTGCACTGCGCCTGCGGGGTGATCGCCACCGGCTCCGATCTCGGCCCGGCCATGACCGAGTGGGGCACCCACCTCTCGCTGGTGACATGACCGACGAAGATACTGCGTCCTCCTTAGAGCATTTTCCCGTGGTTACAACGCACACCCTCGTCCAGCGCCGGGCGGCGGCGGGACGGAAGGGGAGCCGAACCCGGAAGCGGATGCTGGCTGGGCGCACGGCCCCGCCCCGGTTCCGCGCCTCCGGCGTCCCCGGCGAGGAGCTGCGCGACCTCCGCCACCGTCTGAGCCTCAGCCTTGACGAGATCTCCGGCCAGGCGGGGCGGCGGGTGAGCTCGCTGCAGCGCGCCGAGGCCCGGCCCTTCGTCGGCCGCGCCACCTCCCTCCTGTACGCCGGGGCGATGGAGGAGCTGCTCGCCGCCCGGCTCGCCGAGGTGCGGGCCTGGCTGCGCCGCCACGGGCCACGGCCGTGAGGGAGCCCATGCACGTCTACTTCCTCAGCCGTCGGGGACTGCGGCCGCCCGGCTGGCGGGTCTGGTGCCCGTGCGGTTGGGAGAAGATCACGGCGACCAAGGGGGAGGCGCGGACACTCGGCAACCGGCATCTGGCCTCGGTGGCGCCGGTCGGGGGGAGAAGGTGACCGTGGGTGCGGAAGAGCGGCAGGAGTTCGACGGCTTCATGGAGAGGCTGTCCGAGGCACTCAGGCTGCGAGGCGAACCCGACCGTCCGGTGTTGACGGACGGCGAACTCGATGCGCTCGAGATGCGGGAGCAGATCGTCAGTGGCACTCATCCCAATCAGGCGAGGAGGCTGGCGGCACGCGACACGCTGACCCTGCTCGCCGAGGTCCGGGCATCCCGTGCCGCCATCGCCCTCTACCACGAGGCCATCCAGGAGTTCGTGACGGCGCGGGCGGGGGCGACATGAGCAGGCAGACGCTCCGGGCGTTGGCCTTTGAGCGGGGCTATGCGGAGCGGAGCGGGATCAGCGTTGAGCGCCTCCGCCTCCTCGGCCGCGTGGTCGCACCCTGCCACTGCGGCCACTCGGGCTGCGAGGGGTACCAGTCACTCTCGCGGGAGGCGATGGAGACGGACCGTCCACTTGGCCGCGTCCCTCCCGGCTGGACATGGCCGCCCGACGTGATCGACCCGGCGGTCCGCGCCGGAGGCATCCATGTCCACTGATACGCGCCCGATCAGTGACCGGGAGTTGACCGCGACCACCGACGCCCAGGTGTGGGCGCGGGCCTTCCGGCAGCGGTTCCCGATCCAGGTCCGCAACGACGACCAGGAGCACACCCTCCTCGGCTGGTTCGCCAACGCCATTGAGAGGGGACGGATGGCGGGCGAGGCGGGCCGCGACCAGGCGTACCGGGAACGCAATGAGGTGGCGGCGGCGCTGTCCAGCCTCTTCCCCGCCTGGCTGGGGTTCGACCCCGATGAGGTCGGGTGGCCGGTCGTCTACATCGCCCTCCCCACCGGCCAGGTCTCCTGGCACATCGCGCAGGCGGATCTGCCCCTCTTCGCCCACCTCCAGACGGATGCGCGGCCGTGGGACGAACACACCCGGGAGGAGCGCTCAGCGCGGCTCGCGGCGCTCAGCCTGGCGGCCCCCCCACGCCTCCGCGCCCTGGAGCGGATTGAGGAGATCGAGCCCAGGAAACTACGCCGGATCGCGGACTTCCTGGATCTCATGGACACCCACCTCCGCATGCTGGGGGATGCGCTCCATGAGCCGATAGAGCCGGGCGACGAGATGCAGCATGACCTCCGGGAATGGGCAATCGAGATCGAGGAGGCGCGGGCCACCCGATGAGCGGTGCCGTGAGACCCAGGCGGCCCGTACCCGTAGCCCTGGCCAGCGTGCCAGCGGTGGACGACTGGGCGAGGCACCACGGGCTGGACATGGCGGAGCACCGCCGGCTGATCCTCATCTCCGCCAGCGAGCATCCCGGATCAGGCTGCGAGGAGTGCGGGGGTCGGGGCATGATCGACTGCCCCGACTGCGAGGGCACGAGCGAGGTGGAGTGCGAGTGCTTCTGCGGCAATGAGCACACCGCCCCGTGCGAGCATTGCCATGAGACCGGCGAGGTGCCCTGCCCCGAGTGCGCAGATGACCGTGCGGCGGAGCGGGCCGCTTCGGCGCTGGAGGCGGAGGCATGATCGACGGCGCGGTGCTGAGGGCGCTGCGGCTGCTGGCCGGGGTGAGCCTCGAGGAACTCGCCCAGCAACTTCAGGTGAACGTCTCCGTGGCCCAGGGGATGGAGAGCCGTCACCGTGTCGGCCAGCGGGCGATGCGGAGGCACACCCAGGCGATCCGCGAGATGGCGTATGAGCGCTGCCGGGCGGTGGATCGCATGGTGGTGGAGCACGACCTCCTGGGCGTCCAGGCGGAGCGCGCGGCCCAGGCGAGGAGGCACCAGTGAGGAAGATCCTGACCCTCTTTGAGCGCAACGTGCCCGGTGACCGCCTGGTCCGCGACGAGGTGGTGCCGGGTGCCGAGTGGGTGCTGGCGGGCGAGGGAGTGGCCACCCGCAAGTGGGATGGCACCGCCTGCCTGATCGACCAGGATGGGATGCTCCTCAAGCGGTACGACGCCAAGCCGGGACGGACGCCACCCGAGGGCTTCATCGCGGCCCAGGACGAGGCTGCGAGCCCGGGCCACTGGCCGGGCTGGATCCCGGTCGGCGACGGCCCCGAGGATCGCTTCCACCGCGAGGCGCTGAGGGGTTGGGAGACGGAGCATGAGGGTAACGGGCCTCCACCCGGCACCTATGAGCTGGTCGGCCCCAAGGTCTCATCGTCGCCGGAGGGTGGCTGCGAGCGGCTCACCCCAGACTCCCCGCCGCTCGACCATCACATCCTGGTGGCGCACGGCCAGGAGATCCTGGAGGGGGTGCCCCGTGACTTCGCCGGGCTGCGCGACTGGCTGATCCATCACAACATCGAGGGAATCGTCTGGTGGCACCCGGACGGCCGGATGGTCAAGATCAAGGGCAAGGACTTCGGTCACCGCCGACCGGTGCGGCGCTGGGTTGAGGGCAGCGCATGAGACCGCAGACGATCCTGGTCACGGGCAGCGGCGGCTTCATCGGGCGGCACCTCGTGGCCGCCTGCCGGGAGCGGTACGACGGCGCGGCGGTGGTGGGGCTGGACATCAGATCGGACGGGGACTGTCGCACCCGCCTGCCCCAGATGGGCAGCTTCGACCTCGCCCTCCACTGTGCAGCGCTGACGGGCGGCATCGAGGGGATCACGAGGTTCCCGGCGCAGATCGGGGCCATGAACGCCCAGCTCGACGGGGCGTTCTTTGAGTGGGCGCTCCGCACCCGGCCGCGCAGGATCGTGTCCTTCTCCTCTAGTTGCGTCTACCCGCTGCACATCCAGCGTCCCGGCCGGAGGCTCTCCGAGGCCGATGCCCAGGTGCGCGACTACCACGGCCAGGCCGACGCCACCTACGGCTGGGTGAAGCTCACCGGCGAGGTGCTCGCCGAGTCCGTGCGCTCCGCCGGGGTGCCGGTGACCATCGTCCGCCCGTTCAGCGTGTATGGGAGCGATCAGGAGACCAGCCACGTCGTGCCGGTGTTCGCGGAGCGGGCCGTCTCCCCGGCCCAGGCGCTCGAGGTGTGGGGCGACGGCACCCAGACCCACGACTTCGTCCACGTCGATGACTGCGTGGCGGCCGTCCTCGCGCTCGCCGATGGCGGCGTCGACGGGCCGGTCAACATCGGTACGGGGGTGGGCACGTCGGTGGACGAGGTCGCCCGCCTGGCCATGCGGGCGGCGGGCCGGGAGCGGCCGCTCCTCCACCGCACCGACCGGCCGGTGGGGGTCCCCTACCGGGTGGCCGATGTCACACTGCTCCAGAGCGTCTACACCCCGCAGATCTCCATCGAGGAGGGGGTCGCGCGGGCCGTCCGCTTTCGTCAGTAGGAGGATGACCATGGCTCAGCATGTGATCCGTGTCCTGGGGCGTCGTGGGGACGCGCCCATCACCTTTGACCCGAAGGCGCCGGCGGAGGTGGACGCCGCCCGGGCGGTGTTCGACCGCCTGATGGGCAAGGGCCACGCCGCCTTCGCCGACTACGGCGACGGGGTCAGCACCAGGGTCAAGGAGTTCGATCCCCAGGCCGTCGAGACCACCATCATCGCCCCCGTCCAGGGGGGCTGAGCCCGGCCGATGGAGCGGTCGGATCGACTGCTGCTGGGCTTCTGCATGGCGGAGCTGGTGACCGGGGGAGCCGCGCTCACGGGTGCCACCACCGCGTGGCCGTGGCCGTGGCCCCGGGCGCTGTTCATAGCCGTCGCGGTGGCGGGTGCGGTGCTGGCCGTCGTCTGCTGGCTCGCCGAGTTTGGCTGGCCCTGGCGCCAGCCCCCGGCCCCGACCCTTGACGAGATCCGCAGAGAGGCGGCTCAGGCGGCCGGTGTGGCGGCGGCGGAGCCGGAGGGGCGCTTCCGCGACATCCCCGCCGGAGCGCTCGATGCGGGCCTCCCGGAGATGCTGCGGGGCCACCTCGATCCAGCCCACGGGCACGGTGGGATGTGGACGGCGGAGGCGGAGCGGGTGGCCCGCGCCCTCCTCATCCGCCACTTGAGCGATGAGCAACGGAGGAGCTTTGGGAACCACGGCTACTTCACGGTGACCCTGCCCGAGGCCTGGCGGCCCGACTTCTGGTACCGGCGCTGGCGGGTGCCCGGCCTGTACGGGCTGGCCGCGAGCCCGCTGGGCGAGGACGGCACGGCGCTGCCGTTCGCGCTCTGCGTGGTGCCCCGGGTGGTCCAACCGGAGAGTGACACCCTGCTCAGCACCAAACTGATGCTGGAGCACGATCCCGGTAGGTTCCTGCGCGTCGGCCTCGTCCATGCCCGGCGCTGATGGCCACCATCATCGTCGTGCCCCGGGCCGAGGTGACCCCGCAGCAGGTGTACCAACTCCGCAACACGGCGCAGCAGCTAGCCCAGCAACTCGCCCACGCAGCGAACGGGGGCGGGGATCTTGTGTCGCGGGCGGTGAGCCCGGCGGATCTGTTCTCCGGTGGGGGGATCGGAGGTGCGCGGGCGGTGGCGCGGCTCCGCAACCCGGTGGCGCTGCGGGCCGACACCTGGGCGCACGATGTGTACCGGGGGACCGAGGCCCAGCCTCGGGCGGCCATCGCCCTGTACGGCTATGAGGCGCTCAGCCGCTGGCCCCGGATCGACGCCATGCGTCTCGGCACCGCTGCCGTGACCTTCGCTGAGCTCCAGCTGGCCCCCCTCTACGCCTACCCCCCCGACGAGCGCGACGAGAACGGCGTGCTCCGCTACCCGTTGCAGCGGGTCGGGTACTTCAACCCCGTCTACATCGCCCCCACCCAGCGGTTGGTCCTGTCGATGCTGGCCAGCCGGGACCTCCGCGCTGGCCGCGAGGAGTTCTGCTTCCTGGGGGTGATCTCGGAGCCGCCGATCAACGTCTTTGCCCAACCCCCGGTGCCCCCCGACTACCAGCGAGTCGGTTACTTCGAGCCGGTCCAGTTTCCACCCGCACCGGACAGGGGAGATCCTGACCGGCCCGGTGATGAGGCCCATTTCCGCCGCCAGCTCCAGGAGCTGGGTCCGGCCGGGGACTGATCTCCCTGCGAGATCGCCTCTCGGGGGTACCATCGGCGCGATGCCCGAGTCGGCCGTCGCCCTCGCTCCGCCGCCGCCGCTTACCCCCTCCCGGGGCCGCAAGCCGGTGAACCGGCCGAGCTCCCACACGGGCGAGAAGGTGGCCTTCGGCGCGGGCGGGGTGAGCCTCGCCGCCCTGCTCGCCTGGCTGCTCTGGCCGAGGTCGCCGACCTCCCCCTCATCGTGCCCCCCGGGGCAGTACCTCCCGACGGGGGCCTCGGGGTGCGTTCAGTGCCCGTCGGGCACGGTGCGCTCCTCTGGGATGCCGATCTCGCAGTGCGTCTCCTGTCCCTCGGGCCAGCAGCCGCTCGGTGACCAGTCTGGCTGCGCGCCCATCCCGGTGCTCACGCCGATCTGCCCGCCCGCCGGGAGCATCATCGAGGACGCCTCAAGCGGCGCGCAGTACGCCGTCGACCAGGGCGGGGTGATGCACTACATCACCTCCCCCGCCGCGCTCGCCGCCTGCGGGTACTGTGATGATCCCTCGCACGTCACCCAGGTGTCGGACGCGACCATGCAGCAGCTCCTGGCCAGTTGCGCCCAGGGCACCGACATCGACGGCCAGAGCACCTGCGTGCTGGGGCCGGCGCTCTGCCCGGTGACCCCGCAGCCGCCAGCGACCCCGGTGGGCGCCTGCGGGACAGATCCTGACAACGACCTCTCGGTGACCCCGTACTGGTGGTCGCAGGCCTCCCAGGCAACCCAGATCGCCTCCACGGTGGTCGCCATGCTGCTCGGCCGCTGGGACTGCACCGAGCCGACCGACCAGCACTGGACCAGCATCTACAATGCCCCCTGCTGCGGCTACACGCCGCTCCAGATGGTCGCCTTCCGCATCGTCAGCGACAGCGGCCAGGAGCTGGTCAGCGATGTGCAGCGCCTGGCGAATCAGTACCAAGCGGGCGGCGCCTTTGCGGGCAGCCCCAACCCAGCAGAAGATTGCTTCATCGCCGCCGCCTTCAACATCGTCTTCAACCGCAACTGGGCGGGCGCGCCGGCCTCGCTGCTGGACACGTGGCGCTCTTTCTATGAGACGCCCTGGACTGAGCCGAGCGGGGAGACCCTCTCCGGTCCTGAGCGCCTGGTGTGGCAGTTCTGCATGCAGCCCGAGTTCAGCGACCGGGTCCAGTACAACATCGGCAACCCGATCTCCTGCTCCCCCGGGGTGAGCGGCTGCAACGACTATGAGCCGGCCGGGATGGTGGCCTCGGCGGCGCTGGCGGTGTCGGCGCCCGGTATCCTCTGAGCCATGGCCCATCACGCCATCGGGGCGGCGCTGCTCGGGGCGGGCGCGGGTGGGGCCGCCGACGATGTGATCCACATCCTGCCGCCCCGGAACGCGACCAACCCATCCGCCAACCTCAACCCCATGACGGTCGGTATTGCGGTCGGCTCGCTGGCGGCGGCCGGTCTGGGGATCGCGCTCCTGCTCCAGTCGGAGCCGCCGGGACACGGCCTGAGCGCGTGGAACTGGGTGGGGGTGGGGGCGGCCACCCTGGGCGGGGCCGCGCTCGCTGAGGGGCTGAACTTCGGATACGCCTGGTCCCACGTCGTGTGGAATCTCCCCGACATCGCAGCGGGCGCAATGACCCCCTCGCACCGGGCGGTGGCCAGCCCAGCCCTCGCCGTCTCCGCACCGGGCATCCTCTGAGGCCGGTCATGGCGGCGACGCGGCTCCAGGTGGCGGGCGACGGGCTGATGATGGTGGGGCTCCTCTTCATCGCCCTCGAGGCGGCCCGGGTGTTCACCCGCCGCCCCCCGGAGACAGAGGCCCAGGCGGTGGAGCAGGCGATCCCGATCGGGACGGTGGCGGCGCTGCTGATCGCCTCCGGGGGGATCATCCGGGGCCGGGGAGCGCCCCCCGCGCGGGGCTGAGGGCCATGGACATCGGCGAGCCGGTCCGCACCGTGGAGATGCCGGAGCAGGAGCCTGCGGTGGAGCCGCAGGAGCCGGCGCCGGAGCGGGAGCCGGAGCGGGAGCCGGAGCGGGTGCCGGAGCGGGTGCCGGCGTGAGGGTGGTGGGCTTCCGCGCCTTCGAGGCGGCAGATGTGCACGGCGGCGAGCTCCGCTCCTGGGCGTTCTTTCGGGTGTGGCAGATCGGTGTCAACGCCGCCTCCTGCGACCACCCCGGTTGCTCGGGCCCGCCCGCCCTGCACCCCGTCGCCACCGCCCTTGCCGGCGGGCGGCCGCAGCGGCTCGGCTGCGGCTTCCACGCCTTCGCCCACCTCGTGGCGCTCGAGCACTACCTGGACGCCCAGCGCCAGCGCCCGCCGCTGCTGCGCCCACCCATGTGCGCGGTGGTGGGGGGCCTCGGGACGGTGCAACTCTGCGGCCATGGGTGGCGGGCGCGGCGGGCCGAGATCCTCGCCCTCTTCGGCGACAGCCCCCTGGAGCACCGCCTGGCGGAGCGGTACGGGGTGATGCTGCTGCCCGTCCCCGCCACCGCCGACCTGGGCCGGGTGGAGCGGTTCGCTGGCGAGTGGGGGCTGACCCACGGCGAGGCGCTCCGGCTGCCGTGAGCGTCACGCCGGGAGCCATCATCTTCGTCCGCAACGCGGGCATCGGGCCGGCGCTGATCCGGCTTGGCGAGAGTCGCCGGTACGGGCGGGGGCGGGGGCCAGGCGACCCCGCCTATTGGAACCACGTGGCCGTCTGCGTCGCCCCCGGCGAGGTGATCGAGGCGCGTCCCCAGGGGGTCGTGCCCTGGGCTCTGGATCGGGAGGGCGGTTGGGCGGCCTGGCAGGCATGGATGCCCCCGTACGGGCCTGCCGGCGCCGCCCCGTGCGTGGCCGCCATGCGCGAGCTGGCCGCCCACCGCGAGGGCTACGGCTGGGTGGGGATCCTGAGCGAGGTGCTGATGTTCCTGACCGGCTCCAAGCTCCGCCTCGGCCTCCAGGGGACCGACTTCTGCTCGGGCGCCGCCGCGTACGCGCTGACCCGCGCGGACATCGACATGGGCACCGACGAGGAGTGGGACGCCCCCGCCACGGTCTACGCGCTGGGGCCGAAGGCCGGCGGGTGGACGCTGCTCGAGCGCCGATGATCGGCCGGCGGCTGCAACCGGTGGTGGGGGAGGACGGCATCGCGCGGCCTCCCGAGTTCGAGCGGCCCGGCGACTACTGCGGACCGCTCCTCGGCTTCACGGGCGACAAGCCCGCCGTCTTCTACCTGCTCCCCAACGGCCAGGTGGGCGACATCCCCCACCACGTCGTCTCGCCGCCGCACACCTTCCGGGAGTGCGCCGACGGCAGCCTGGAGATCCGCAACAGCATCCTCCACCAGGGCTTCATCAGCGAGCGCGAGCCCGACGGTAGCTGGCACGGCTACCTGGACGAGGGCCACTCCTGGCGCGAGGTCTGAGCGGGCGGTACACTGCGAGCGAGGATCGCGGCCCGCCGGGACGGCTCACGTTTGCGGGCGGGCCGTTCCCCACCTGGGCGTGGCGCAGCGGTAGCGCACGTGCCTCGGGCGCACGGGGTCGGAGGTTCGAGCCCTCCCGTCCAGACCATGTCAGATGTGCTCTTGTGACACCGTCTGAGGAGGTCTGACGAGGCGTCAGGAGATCGGTGTGATCTCCCGCAGTGGCGCTCTGACAGGGTCATAATCGGCCCATGAGCGACGCCCTGGTGACGCTGCCGCTGCCCGCCGACGCCCTGGCGGGGGCCTCCGCCGATCTGGTGGCCGCCCAGGTGTACCTCGAGGAGGCGATCCACGCCCCGTATGAGGACGAGTGCTTCGCCGCCCTCTGGCAGGTGAAGGAGTGGCTGGAGTGGGCCTGCGCCGACTACCAGGCGGCCGGCCTCGGCCCGGCGGCGGCGGTCTGCGGTGCGGTGCTCGCCCAGGTGCGCGGCCTCACCCAGGCGGGGACGGTGCCGGGCGGGATGAGCCTCGGGGACTTCCAGAGCCAGCAGCTCCTGCCGCTGCAGGGGGCTCTCGTGGAGATCCGCCTGGAGCCCATCGCGGAGTGGGCGCAGGGCCAGGCGGAGGCCTGGAAGGGCGACAACCTGATCTTCTGGGGGCTCTTGGGGACCGGGGTGGGCATCCTCGCCATCGCGGTCGGCATCGACGCCCTGGAGCGGCGCGGCAAGTACCCGAGGCCGCCCCACGCCCGGCGGGTGGCCGTGACTGCGCTCCGCTACCCCAGGAAGTGACTGCGCTCCGCGCCCAGATCGCCCGCGACCTCAAGTCGGCCGAGGGGGCGCTGTGCACCCTCCTCCAGGTGTGGGCCATCGTGGCGGCCCAGCTGCCCAGCCTCGGGGTCTCAGCCAAGGTGGTGAGCGGGGCGGCGGCGGCGCTCGCGCTGGCGTCGCTGTGCGTCAAGGCCGGGCTCACCGCCGACTCGTACGGGCTGGAGACAGCCCTGCTCTCGATCCAGGGCTCCTGGTCCGTGGTGGGGGCCAACCTCGGCCAGGTGGGGGCGCCGCTCAAGGTGGTGAACCTGGCCGGCACGGGCCTGGCCCTGGCCGTCTTCTGCCTGCAGCGGGCCGCCCAGACCCGCCGCCCCGCGCCGCCGCTCCCTCCCCCAGCGCCCCCTCCGGTGAGCTCCGTGAGGCTGGAGGGCCCCGTGTCCATCGAGACGGGGCGGGCTCCGCAGCCGCTCTCGGAGGAGCTCGCGGGGCTGCCCGGGGTGACCTCGGTGGAGAGCGGCGCCGAGGGCGGCATGGTGCACGTGGACATCGGGCTCGGCTGACGCGATCTCACCGCCACCCGCCACCGGGCGGGTACGATAGGGCGCGATGGCCGGTCTGGATCCCGATGCGGCTGGCGAGGTCGCGACCTTCGTCACCCGGGGAGCGCTGACGCTGGTGAGCGAGGCCGCCCGCGGCGCCCTGGCGGGGCGGATGACGGGGAGCTTCGTGACCGAGGAGGTGGACGGGAAGCGGTACGGCCCGCTGCCGCCGCTCAGCGAGAGCGTCCACCTGGGCGACACCATCGGGGCGACGGTGATCGCGGAGCAGGAGGCGGCCGACCTCGAGGGCCAGCGGATCACCCTGCCCCCCGGGGTCTATGACACCGTCGTCGGTCTCGACTACGAGCGGGGCATCGTCCGGATGTGCGTGGAGGGCGAGGCGCCCCAGTCGGTGCTCCTGGTGGGCGACCCCGGCACCGGCAAGTCCATCCTCATGCAGGCGACCCGCGAGGCCCTGCCCGAGGAGGGCAAGTACATCGACGGCAAGCAGATGACCCCGGCCGCGCTCGCCAAGGTGGTCGCCGACCCGCGCGTCCGGGTGCTCTTCATTGACGAGATCGAGAAGGCGGATCGGGATGCCCAGGAGTCGCTCCTGGAGCTGATGCTGGGCCGGGTGTCCACGGCCAAGGTGGGCAACATCCAGGAGATCGTCAAGGATCTGCGGGTGATCGCCGCCGCCAACGACCCGGAGCGGATGTCGGCGGCACTCCGCGACCGCTTCATCGAGATCGAACTCCCCCACTACAGCCTCCCCCAGCGGCGCGAGGTGATGAGCAAGGTGCTCCAGGCCCGCCACGGGGTGGCTGAGGAGGATGCGGAGCGGATCGCCAGCGAGGTCGCCCCCCACTCCACCTCTATCCGGGATGCGGAGCAGGTGGCCTGGGCGGAGAAGGAGAACCCGGCGCTCGCCCGCGAGATGACGGAGCGGATCCGCCGGCGTGCTGGCGGCGCCGAGGCGGCCGTGCCGCCGGGCACCGCACCACCGCGCACTGCACGCACTGCAACCCGCAAGGCTGCGCCCAAGCCGCCGAAGCCCCGGCCCCGGGCCGCCGCGCCAGCCTGACCGGAGGGCTGGGATGCCGCTCCTCCGACCCGGGGTGGAGGTTGACAACCGCACCCGGTACCCCACCGCCGAGGTGCGGGCGATCATCCAGCGCTGCATGGTGGGGCGGCGGGCCAAGCCTCCCCGGGTGATCGTGCTCCCTCAGCGCAACCCGGCTGGCGACCTGGCCTTCACCCCGTTCGACAGCGCCCAGCCGATCCGGATCTGGCTGGACCCGCCCTCCCGCTACCCCCAGGTGGGGGCCAGGACCTGGAAGGAGCAGCTCGCCAAGAGCGCGGGCCACGAGGACTGGCACTTCCAGCACCCGACCGAGGAGTGCCGGGGCGGCAGCTGCGAGCGGCGGGCGGAGCGCCACGCCACCCGCCAGTACCGCCGGCGGGCCGGGCGGCTGCGGAGGCGGGCACCGTGAACGTGAAGCTGGTGGCCCTGGCCCCCCTGCTGCGCCCACACCGCGACCGCGACGAGGTGCTGCGCGAGATCAGCGACCGGCTGCGCCGCCTGGACATCCATGTGAGCCGGGCGGTTCGCGAGGTGGAGAGATCGCGGCTCCGGTGCCCACCGCCCGTGGACGATTCGCCCGACGCTGGGTGCTGAAGTGCTCCGCGAGGGCCTGCCGGTCGCGATCCCGCTGACGCCACGACCCCACCGCCGCCCCAAGCGCCCGCGCGAGTCCGACCTCGCCTACCGCATGGAGTTGCTGGAGGCGGACAGTCAGTGCCACTTTGAGCGCGCGCACGACCTGAACGGGGCCGTGGGCATGGTGCGGCTGGACCAGGAGACCCTCCGCCGTGACCTCCTCGGCGACCCGACCATCGGCCTCAAGGGCATCCTGGGCGACATCCGCGACGAGGTGCATGGCCTGGTCACCACCGTCGGCGAGCTCCAGCAGGCAGGCCCCAGCCGGCGGCGGCGGCTCACCTGGCAGCTCTGGGTGCCGCTCCTCATCGCGGTGGTGGCGGGAGCGGTGGGGGGGCTGGTGGGGGCGTTCTCAGGGCTCCACCCTTAACCGGACACCGCACCGTCGATGCTCCCCGGGGCGGCCGGGGCGTGGTACGGTGCGGGGGGCAGCGCTTGCGGGACGGGGCGTCGTCGGAGGTCGCCGTGTACACCCACTCCCACCCCCATAAGCACATGGGCAAGAAGGGGCACAAGAGCCACAAGAAGGGCCGGAGCCGGGCGCGTCAGCCGCGCAACCGCCTCGGCCAGTTCAAGCGCAAGTAACCGGCCTCCGGTTACCGCTTGACCTCGGTGGAGGGGGCGGGGACCCGCTCCTCGCCCCCTGCCGCCTGCCTGAGTATCGCGGGGTGGCGCCGACCGGAGGGGGTCGGCGCCCAGTGGCACCAGCAGGGGCAGGGCGGCAGCCCGTGCCACGGCAAGTCGTGCTCGCGGGCACCCTCAGAGGTGGCGCACCCGGCGGAGCAGAAACAGATGGGACTCATCCGTGGCCGCCATCAGTCGTCGTCAGGACCGCTCGTCGCGTCATTGAAGAGGTCGCGCGCAGCGGCCGCCGCGCTCTCTGGCCGCTCAGGGTGCCCAAGCCGCGCCAGGATGCGTGTTGCCCGTGATCCGAAGGCATCGAAGTGAGGCGGGAACCAACCGTGAGCCTCCTGGATCCACGACGCCCTCATCCCCTCCCGCTCGCCCCAGTCGCGGAGCACGGGTAGCTCAGCCATGACGTGCAGGAACGGCCCGCGCCTGGCTTTCCCGCCGATCACGGTCCCGCTGTAGTCAAGGTTCTCGTGGATGGCGACGCCCCCGTCAGCCGCGAAGCGGCACGCCTCCATGATCTCTCTGAGTGGGAAGTAGCGCTCGCGGAGTTCACCCATTCGGCCGTTCCCGAGCCTCCCTACCGCCCTTGCCCATCGCAGCGATCAGCTCATCGGGGCGCGAGGTCACAGCGTCATGCACGAGGGCATGGGTTGGGCCGCAGGCCGTCGCGCTGTACCGTTCCCCGCACTGGGGACAGGTGACGCGGGGTTCCCACGCCTCAAGGAGCGACCGCCGACGGGCGGCGAGGCGGATCAGCTCATCCCGTTGGGCCACGAGGTCGTGCACCTGGCGCTGGAGCATGGTGATCTCGGCAACCGCTCCGGGGTTGGCAGGATTCGTCACCGCCCTTCCCGAGAATCTCCTGTTGCGTGCCGGGTTATCGGCCGAGTGCGAGTGGTGGGTGGGGGCACCCGCCGCTGCGTAGAGGGCGTGGAAGATGCCCTCCACGGGCTTCTGATCCGCCAGGCAGGCGGCGAGGCAGCCGGGGCAGCACAGTGCGTCAGGGTCGGTGCAACCACCGCCGAGTGACCACCCGGGCCCGCCCTTGGCGAACCGATCCTTGCCGCATAGCGTCGGCCCCGGCGTCCCGTGGTGGGTCGCCCCGACGAGGCAGACCTCGTGGAGCGGCCGGCCATCGACCAGACCGCCGAAGGCCCACTGGAGCGTCTCATAGGCCACGATTTCGTCGGCGCTCGGCGTCTCAGTCATGTGTGACATCCCTCGGTTGGTCCGCTGAATCTCTGCTCAGGTGAGGCTCACGCTCAGCTTGCCTTCTCAGTGCGGCCACTACAGCCGGGGATGATCCCAGCGGCACATCCACGGGGAGCCCGCCCATCAACTTCGCCACCGTTTTCACCGTCCGTACAAAGAGGGGCAAATCAACGGGCTCCCCTACTGGAGGATTGAAGGCAGCGAGGAAGGTGGCTTGGGGGTCGCCCTCTATGCGATCAGCTGCGCGCCGCAAGAGGTCGGGCAGTCTGAGGTTAGGCATGGGGATCTCTGCTCACGATGTAGAGGCGATCCACATATCCCTCGGGTGGGGGCGGTGTCAGGGGCGCCCAATGCAGCCCGAGCCGCGACACCGTCCGCCCCTGGCAGGTGCAGACGTAGGAGGCATTGAGGCCGTGGCCGCGCCAGTTGGCGTCCTTGTCCGCGCAGGCGCACATCAGGGTCATGCGTCAGTGCTCATGGGAATCTCTGCTACCCGGTGGGTTATCAGCGGCGGCGATCATCTGCCGCCCGACCCATTCCGCGACCTGGGGGACGACGGCGTTCCCGAGGCAGCGCAGTCGGTCCAACCGAGAGGGAACCCCATGAGCCACTCGACCCACGTCGGGTTCAACGCGCCAGTATTCCGCCCAATCTCCTGGGACACGGCGTCCTCTAGCTTGCGGATGCCCCCGCCTGGCGTCGTTCGAGCCATCTGTCCGCCACCCGTCGGCGTCTTCGGGGTTGGCCACAGGCCTCGCCTCGCCATCATCGTTTCCTGGAGCGACCCGTGCCGCCCGCTCGCGGTCATACGCACCTGGCTGGCGTCGCTCGCCGTCGGCGTCGGCCAGAGGCCACGCTCCGCCTTCATCGCCAGATGGGCCTCGGGCGTCTTCCCGTCGTCTTGCCCCACGGGTGTAGGCCACAATGAAGACCCGGTAACGGAGATGCGGGGCACCGAAGGCGGCCGCGGGGATACAGTCCCATTCCGCATCGTACCCGAGCGCGGCCAGGTCCCCAAGAACCTCGGCCATTCCAGGTCCAGCAAGGAGCCCTGGGACGTTCTCCAGGAGCGCGAGGCGGGGTCGTAGAACGCCAAGGAGCCGTGCGAACTCGGGCCAGAGCCATCGGCTGTCGGCGGCTCCTCGTCGCTGTCCAGCCAGGCTGACGGGCTGGCAGGGGAATCCTCCAGCGACGAGGGTGGTTCGGGGCAGCTCATGGCCGGTCAGCTCCTTGATGTCGCCAAAGCGGGGAACGTCGGGCCAGTGCTTCTCCAGCACCCGGCGGCAGTAGGGGTCGATCTCCACCTGGGCGCGGCACGTCCAGCCGGCGCGGTCCAGCCCGAGGTCGATCCCGCCGATCCCGGAGAAGAAAGAGACATAGGTGAGGTCATCCTGCATGGGTCTGGGAATCTCTGTGGAGTTGGCCGCTGCCGAATAGCTGGTCACACCCCCAGCAGAGTTGGGAGGTGGGGACGGACGGGCGGTTCCACCGGGTCAGCAGGCAGCGGCAGACGGCGCAGCGGGGGTCCTTGTCGATGGTCTTACGCATGGGAATCTCTGCTCTTGGGTGGCAGCGGTCGCTTGTCCCACGGGGACCGCAGGTTGTAGCCCTTCGGTGGGAATAGGCGCAGGAGCCGCTCTAGCCGGTCGGACGGTGACTCGGGTGGCGGGGTCCACCCGCACATCGGGCACGGCTTACGCATGGGAATCTCTGCTGAGCGGCTCGTTATCAGGGCGGGTGTTCAGCCGAGCCCTGAGCCGCCGCTCCACCTCATCGAAACAGGCACGACGCTGGGCGCGGGTAAGCGTCCAAACCCCGAACCCCCCGCCGACGGCCAGGCAAATCTCCTTCTCATCGAAACCGGCCTCGATGATGTAGTCAAGCGTCAGGGTCGGTGCGTCCCAGTGCATCTCCCCTTTGACGCGCGTCACGTTCGATGCTCATGGGAATCTCTGCTATTAGCACGAACCGGCTCCGGCTCGTCCTCACGCTCCAACGGGTCGCCGCAGTTGTCGCACTCTGGAAACTCCATGTCATCCTGGGCGACGCAGGCCCACCCGCAACTCTCGCAGACGTACCTATGCGTAGTTTCAGACATCGCTAGCTCCCGTCGAATCTCTGCTATCAGCCCAGGACCTCGCCGACCCGCCAGCGGGCCGTCGTCATCCCACTCCTCGGTCCGCCATCCATCCCTCTCCAGGCGATCCAGGACCAGGCTGGCGCCGCGTAGGAACCGCCGCGCCTTCTGGATCACGATGCGAGGGTTGCTGCCTACCACCAGCCGGGTCTCCTCGCGGTGACCATCGGCCGCACTGATGACATCCAGATAGAACTCGACTTCTCCGGTGTCCACCCACCGGATGCCAGTCGGGGCAAGACGCGGCGCGTCAGCCATGGTCTAAGTCTCTGTTTACCGGAGCAAGCCGCCAGATCACGTCCTCGGGCTTCGTGTCGGGACCGATCCACTCAGGGTATCCCTCGCGCCACACCCCGTCGATCCGCAGCAGCAGGGGGAAGTGATCCCCGCGACCGGCGAATAGGGCTGCGTTCTCCCGCTCCACCTCCCTCAGGAGTTCTGACTGGCAGAGGTACTCTGGATCGACGGTCGCGAGCATCGTCTTGATGTAGGCCATGCGCTCCGGGGTCAGGGCGTCAGCCATGGCTCTCCTCCGAGTCTCTGCTTCCAGCGGTGTTATCAGCGCCAAAGAAGGCGAGCACCTCGGCGGACTCCGGGGGTACCGCTGCCTGAACCACCCGACGACCAGCGACAAACGCATTGAAGTCGTCTGCCGCGTGCCACCAGCACTGGAAACCCCACACAACCGATCCATCCTCTAGCACGATCTTGGGGTTTGGGTGCTTGACGAGGCGTAGATAATCTCCGATCTCTCCAGGCGGGTAATCGTCTCCGACATACTCACCAAAGCCGATCAGGCGCACCTCATCATCGTCAGCGCTCAAAATGGCAACCACGCGCTCGCTCATGTCTCTCGCACTCCGAAGCTATCGGGCTCGGCGGCCCACTCCAGGGCGCACGGCGCGCAGAGCCGCCAGGGATTGTCCTCGCCGCCCTCGCCGTCCAGTTTCCCGTGACACGACGGGCAGCGGCCCATGCGGGCCTCCTTCCACGCCGGGCCGATCTCTCCGGGGCCGAGCCCCAGGCGAACGTAGAGCGCCCGGTACTCCTCGGACGGCGGGGTGAGGACGAACGGCGGGGTGCCGATCTCCTCGGCGCTCATGCCGCCGCCCAGCGCGGAGAGCCGGTCTACCTCGCCCTGGAGCCGCGTGACCTCCTCGGTGAGCGTCTCCGCGATGGTGCGCCATTCCTCGGCGTCTCTGTTACCAGGCCGATCCTGGCAGTCGATGCCGCAGAGGGGGCAGGTGCCCACGTCGCGAAGGGCGCGGTGGTGCTCACACTCAGCGTCGTGACGGCCCGCAGCGGCAGCGGCCTGATGGGCAGGGCGGCAGCGGGTTCGCCAGGCGATCAGTTGCCCCTCGGTCACCCCGAGAATCGCGGCGTCCAGGGAGAGGAGATCAGCGTCGTTCATGCCGGAACCTCGGCGCTGATGGCGGGGGCGACCTCGAAGACGTGGACGATGATGAGCCCGCCGATGAGATGGCCCATCCCGATGCTCCTGACAATCCGCAGCGAGGCCGGGATCTCCTGTCCGGTATTGATGCAGAGGTAGTGGTGCTCCGTCTCGGGGAGGGCATCCCCGTGGAGCGCCCAGATGCAGACGGTGCCGCCCCGCTCCCGGCAGTACAGCGGCGGATGGGTGAGGCGCACGGTGGTGACCCCGTCCAGCATGAGCGGGTACTTGAACACGGCGAGCATTGAGGATCTCCCTTTACGGTGATGGGGTTGCGGTAGTGAGCGGATAGAGGGAGGGCGGCGGGATCTCCGCCGTTGGCAGCGGGGTGGTGAGGTAGACGCCGGCGCAGGGCGACGATCCGGCGGGCGGCGGCCAGCTGGAGCACGCGGGGGTGGCATACGGCGTCGGCGTCGGGGTGCCGAACGTGAAGCTGGGCACCGGGGCGTAGGTCGGCCCCGTCCAGGTGCCGGAGGGCGTGAGGCTGGGCGTGGCCAGCTGCACCACGAGCGGAGAGCCCGGGCCGAGATCCCAGATCACCAGCACCACGACGCCAGCCACGACCAGGATGGCCAAGATCATGAGCAGGCCACGGAGGACGGCGGTCATCATCCACGCTCTCCGTCGGGGTGGCAGCGGTAGCAGCGGGCGGTGCCGGGCACGGCGGACAGCCGGAACGGCAGAGCCCGCTCAGCCGCCTCGCGGAGGACCTTCCCCGTGACGGCTAGCGACACCCCGGCCTGCTCATCGAGGTCGAAGGTGCCGTCGGTGTGGAACCGCACCAGGCAGCGGCCGCAGTCGGAGCACATCTCCTCCTCGATCACGGGAGCGTCGGGAGGCGGCGGTGCGGGACGCGACCAGGGGAGCCTCATCGCCGCAGCATCCGGGGCGAGCCCGGGGCCGGGCCACGGCCCAGCCAGAGCAGCGCCATCCTGACCTTGGGCTCGCCGGGGTGGTGCTGGTGGAAGTGTGCCGCCACCATCCCGATCTGCTCCGTGTTCTCCCACTCGTCGCCGCAGATGCGGCAGACCAGGGCGAAGTCGCGAAAGCCGTACCCGGCGGCGATGCTGCCCTCGGTGCGCCTCGGCACCTGGACGCCGTCGTCATTGACCCCCCAGGAGGCGGGCGGGTAGAGGACCCCGTACCGGGAGATCTCGGGACCGGCCATCACCCGTCCTCGCCGATGGTGATGATCAACCCCGCCTCGGCCCGCTGGATGCGGTCGCCAAGGTGGCGCAGCCCGTCGGGCAGCGGGGCCGTCCGCAGGGCCTCCAGTGCCTCGCTCCACCGCTCATCCATGTCCACCACGGGACCGGCCAGCGTCTCGGCGGCGGCGCGGATGACATCGGCGCGGAGCCCAAAGGCGGCGGCCTCGGCCTCGGTGGGGAGGCGGAAGTACACGGTCGCATAGGTCGAGTCGAAGTCGTCGTCCTCGTCGCTGAGGTACAGCGGGTTGCTGGGCAGCCGGTGGGTGATGATGCAGCCGGGGCACACGCAGTACGGCCCCTCGGAGGTCTCGGGGTAGCTGAGCGCCCAGTGGTCGCGGTTGCCGCCGCCGTTGCGGGTGTAGACGGCGACCCGGAGCTGGCCCGGCTCCGTGCGCTCCACCCAGGCGTCGCGGAAGCGTCCCACGTCGTCGGGTCGCAGCCCGACCAGGAGGAGCACGACATCGGAGCGGGGGGCGTCCCGTGCCCCTCCCGGAAAGACGAGGTCAAACATCGTGGACATCGGATCCCTCCTGGTCGGGCGGGAAGTTGTACCCCTCCGAGAGGCCAGCCTGGCTGAGGTAGGCGGCGTGACGGCGCGCCACCTCAAGGTCGTCGGCGTAGGTGACGCGCCAGCACACTGACCCCACCGCTGCGGTGGGTGGGGTTGGGCGCATGTTGGGGAGCAGCTCCAGCAGGATCGGGAAGACACCCTCGCGCTGGATCAGCTGGGTGCCGAGTTCATTCCACTGCTCCGGGCTGGGCAGCGCGAACGTGCCCTCGGCGCCGGTGCGGGTGGCCACCCAGATGTGATCGACGTGGATGCCGTCGCGGCAGGAGCCGCGCAGCCCGCACTGGTGCGGCGGGAGCATCTCACCCATCGCGTGGAGTCCAGGAGACGAGTAGGCCATCGGGTGGCGTCCACCCCCAGAGCCGCTGATGGCCCACGGCCGGGATCGGTCTCTCCAGGCGATGAATGTCGGCGAGGAGCCACGCCCAGCGCTGCGGCCCGTAGTCGCCCAGTGGCTCCTCCAACGGGCGGGCACGGAGGAGTGAGCGGACGGAGGAGTTATCGACAGAGAGGCAGCAGCGCAGTACACAGACGGCGACCACCGTGCCAGTCGGGAGGGCATCGACATCGACGCCCATGTACAACTGGGCGAGGTGGCGCTGGGTGTCGAAATAGGCCGAGGTGGGCCGTCCCCTGGCAGCGTGGATGGCCAGCGGGCCACGGTAGCGCGTCGACCAGGAGCGCGTTTCGACGCTCTTGTCCCCCGCTGCGACCAGCGATGCCCACGGCTGGGTAAGCGTCAGCGCCTTCACGGGAGCCCCTCCACAAACCGATCCAGGGACGCGACCTCCTCGGTCCAGTGGCGGAGCGTGTCCCGTGCCTCGGCGAGGCGCTGGTGCGTCTCTCTGATCGCGCTCAGCGCTGGCCACCAGAGACGCGGAACCGCTGCGGTGCCGACGAGGAAGACGCTCTCGAGGGAGCAGCCCTGGGGGATGCCGACGAGTCGCCCGAAGAGGGCGGCCTCCCGGAGGGGGGCGGCCACCGGGAAGAGCCGGTAGTGGAAGCCGACGGCCCGTTCAGCGATCCAGGAGGCGAGGCCGATCACATCGTAGGCGCGGGCGAAGCCGTCCTCGGAGAAGAGAATGCAGACATCGCCGAGGTCCATGTAGGGGCGCCGGGGCAAGGCGCCTGGTGCAGTGACGGCGGGGAACTCCTGGACGATGGTGACGGCGCCCCCCCTACCCTCTGAGACGACCGGCCAACCCCATGGGCGGGTCACGTCCAGCACTCCCCGAGGGGGGTGGAGGCGGCCGACCCGCAGGGCGGCGGGGACGGGGTCGGGGTGCCCCAGCCCACCGCGTGGACGGGGGTCAGGGCCTCCCAGGCGAGCAGCGTCGCGAGGAAGGCGAGCGCGACCAGGAGCACGATGACCGGGAACGCCCCGGCGGCGCGCCGCGCGAGCCCGCTCATGGTCAGCGCCCTCATGGCAGACCCTGACCCCAGAGGGGGTTTCCCGTGCTCACCCAGCGGATGATCGCCCAGATCAGGACGGCCCAGAAGGCGATGCCGAAGAGGATCGCCCCGGCCCAGCCGATGATGGCATCGCGTCGGCGTCGGCGTCGCCATCTGCTGAGGTCATTCATCACCCCGTCCTCCGCTCGCACCACTCGACCAGGGCCAGGAGGTCATCGTCGGACATGGTGAAGTAGGCGTAGTAGCGGAAGGGAGAATCGGGGGTTGAGATCCCGGTGGCGGCGGCGAGGCGGTAGGCGAGGTCGCGACGGGCGTCGGCCTCTGCCTGCTCCCTATCGTGCTTGAGCTGCCTCTCGCTGTCGCGCAGCCGACGCTGCTCATGGACACCGCAGAGCGTCCCCACCTTGCGGCGGTTGAGACAGGGGTGGCCGTAGAGCATCGACGTGCAGCGCTCCTCGGGCGCGAGGTAGGGCTTGGCCACGGGCTGATCGTAGAAGTGGGGATGAGCGAGCCGCCACTCGGCAAGCGCGAGCACGGCCGTGGCCGCCTCCACCGCCACGACCTTGTCGCCGTCGACGTACATGAACTTCATCGGATCAGCCTCCAGTGGGGGGTGGGTGGGTGCGGGGCTTCACAGCGGTGCGGTCTCCCAGCGGTGGACGGTGGATGCGACCGTCTCCAGGCCGCCGAGGCAGCCGTCGCAGATGGGCCGCCACGGGTGCTCCTGGCCGGGCGGCGCCACCCAGCGGAAGCGGAGGGAGGCTTGCCGCCCGCACCAGGCGCAGGGCCGAGCCCTATCCCTCCGCTCCATCGTCCCCACACTCATGACTGCGCGCAGGCAGCGCCGTCGGCGCAGGAGGCGTCAAGGGCGGTGCCCAGCATCCCGATGAGACGGTCGTAATTCTGCTCCCACTGCGTGTCCCAGGCGGCGTCCTGGGGGTACAGGCTGGCGTCGTTCTCGTGGCTGGCCAGGGCTTGGGTGACCCACCCGGCCGCCTCGGCGATGTCAGTCCGGGTCGGGTACTGCCCGCTCTGGCAGGCGGTGGCGATCCAGCCCGCCAGGGTCGTCCAGTCGGACGCCTCCTGGCGGTAGTAGGGGATGTCGGAGAGTGGGTAGCGGGTGTCGGTGCCCGCCTGCAGCGCGGCCGCCTCGGCGCTGTCCAGGCTGGCGTCCTGGCCGAGGGTCGCGGCCGCCCAGGAGCAGTCCGCCGCCGTCCAGGCGACGCTCATCACGGGCGTGGCGGAGGGGCTGAGCGGGGTGAGCGATGGCGCCGTCGCGATGGAGGATGCCCCCCCCGTCGGGGCGATCAGTTGCGGCGCGGCGGGCGCCTGGGCGGGCGTCGGTGTGGCGCTGGGGCTGCTCAGGACGGGCAGCGGCCCGGTGTAGAAGGGTTGGAAGGGCGGGTGGCCGCCCACGAGGTTGAAGCCCGCCAGGGCGAGCCCGGCGAGGACGAGTCCGGTGAGGATCTTGAACATCTCGGTGCCTTTCAGTGGTGGTGGGCCAAGCGCCGATCCAGCACGGCGAGGGCCGTGATGAGGGCGGCGGCGAGCCCGACGGTGGTGACGATGAGGACGGCGGCGGCACTGACCAGGGCGGTCATGGCAGCCTCTCCGCCGGGAGCTTCGCGATGACGGCCTCGGCGAGGTCGGAGGCGGTCTGGGGGTGGTCGGGGAGCAGATCCAGGGCCACGCCTCGGCAGGCGGTGGGGATGATGAGGGGGCGCTCCAGGAGCACCCCCCGGCGGCGCCCTGGCGTCGACGCGCTGGGACGGAGCACCCCGTACACGATGGCCCCGTCACCGTCCACCCGCTGGCGCACGGTGAGGGTGGCCGTCTGGTCGCCGACATCGACGGCGGAACCGGCCAGGATCGGCCAGATCGCCCTCACGATGCGGATCGGCGGCCGCGAGGTCAGGGTGATGGTGAAGTCGGGCTCATCCACGGCGACATCGCTCATGAGCGAGCCCTCCGCTGCGGGTCGGGGCGGCCACAGGCGGGGCAGCGGCCCCGTAGGACCACCACCCCGCACGGGCAGACACGTCGGGTGCGCTCGCGCTCCGCGCGCTCGCAGAGCGCGATGATCCGGTCACGGTTGGCCATAGCCTCGGCGCGGGTGCTCATAGGGACTCCCAGCCGACGCCCATGGTCCAGACCAGGCAGGGCGCAGGATACTTGCGGTCGAGCGTCTCAAGGGCGGTATCGCGCGAAGCCTTGACGACTCGGAAGGCACCGCCTGGGTAGACACTCTCGCCGGGGGCGAGGAAGGGTGTGGAACCTCGCTTCACGAGACGGTCGAGGCGTTGGCGCAACTGCTGCTCCTCCACCAACATGAGGGCGACCGTCTCCTCCCGGCTCGCCTGGAGCGTCTCATCGGAGATGCTCTCGCCGATCAGCCGTGCCAGGGAAGCGAGGGGTACAGCAGCGACGAAGGCCCCCCACGCCTTGGGGACGATCCTGAACGGATCCCCGAGATAGTCGATGTGAACCCGGATCATGCCCCCGTCGCCAGCATCCTCGATGCTGCCGACCACCGTGCCCTTCCAGGCCAGGGTGGCGCGGTACGCGATCCCTTCATGAGTCCGGTGCCCACTGTAGGAGGTGACGATCCAGTCCCGGTTGGGTGCCTCGAGCAGGCTGGCGGGGAGCGTGATGCTGGCGACCACGGCCACCGGGACCTTGGATGTGCGGGCCATCTGGATCTCCTCTGCGCCGTATTGGGGGCTGGCGCGTACCCCATCTGTCTGTCATCTGACATTCTCCTCCCCGGACTGGGTGACTGTCAAGTGGCAGCGGGGTCGCGATATGATGGCGGCATGGAGGCCACCGCCAACCGGCTGCGGGCGCTCCGCATGGCTCGGGGCTGGACGATCCTGGAGCTGGCCCGGCGCTCCGGCGTGGACGACTCCATCATCGGCCGCTGGGAGCGGGGCAAGCGCCAGCCCCTGGTGGCCTCGGCGCTCGCCGTGGCCCGCGCCCTGGGGGTGCCCCTCGAGGAGATCCTGCCCGCCGGCGTGGCCGTAGGCGCGGATGGAGGATGACACCTTCGTCTCGGTGTTCTCCGGGATCGGGGGCTTCGACCTCCCGCTCGAGCGCCTGGGCTGGCACTGCGTCGCCCAGGTGGAGATCGACCCCCAGGCCCGGGCGGTGCTCGAGCGCCACTTCCCCGATGTCCCCCGCCACGGGGATGTGAGGGGTGTCCACGCAGCCAGACGGTGGGTAGTGGGTCAGTTTGACCTAGGCGGTCGCCAAATGACATACCAGACGGGCAAGCGCCGCCGCATCATCCGTTCGTGGCTGAGTGGCGGCGGGCCTGGATCGGGGTCGGGACCGCGCTCGTGACGGCCGGAGTAACGCTTCTTGCCGCCGTGGGACCGCTCCTCTTGACAGGCGCGATCCATGCGCCGCTGTGGCTCGCTGCCTTGGAGCCAGCCATCGCCTCCCTGGCCTTCGGATTCGGGCTCTACTGCCTCGTAGCTGGGGCTACGGGAGGGTGGCTGCCCGGCAGGAAGCGGCAACGAGAGCGGGAAAGGCTCCTTGAGCGTGAGAAAGAGACCCACGAGCGCAGCAGCCGTGCCAGCGAGCGGGCGTTTACACGTGACCGCACCGAAGAGCTGGCGGAAGCGGTGAACAAACTGGCAGACGCTGTGCTGAAGAGCCAGGGTTTGGAGCCGCCTACCCGAGCAGCGCGACGATCTCCTCGATCTTCCAAACGTGGTCAGCCACCCCGGCCGCCATCGCAGGAGTCCGGGGAAACTGGTCGAGCCCTGCATCCTCGCCGGGACCAGTGAGCGTGGATGCTGCCCGGTGTGCGGGGCATCCTGGGAACGGGTGATTGAGGGTACGGTCGCACGTCCCGGGGTTGGGGGTGGCTGCGGTTGGGGCGGGCAGACCGACCCATCCGTCTCCGCGCGAACGCACCGCCTGACCATGCGAGGCGGAGGCTTTGGGGATCGCCAGATGGCCACCACCGGATGGCGGCCTACCTGCGCCCACGGCCTTGATCCGGTCCCCTGTACGGTCCTGGACCCCTTCGCGGGCAGCGGGACCACCCTCGCCGTGGCGAAGCGGCTGGGGCGGCGGGCGGTGGGGATCGAGCTGTCGGCCAAGTACATCCGCGACGACGTGGCCCGGCGGGTGGCCGAGGTGGGGGTGTCGGCGTCGGCGGAGTTCGTCAGCCCGTCGGGCCGCCCGGCCCAGGAGCTGCTGTGGGATCAGCCTCCAGAGAGCGTCTGAGGGCGTCATAGAGGGTGGTGCGGGCGGCCCCGATCATCTTGGCCACCTCGGCCACCGACTGGCCCCGGCCGATGAGTTCGCGGGCCACCTGGAGCCGCCGATCCGAGATCACCCGGTGGCGCCCGGGCCGGCGGCCGCGGCGGCGCGCCGCCTCCAGCCCCGCCCTCGTGCGCTCCTGGATCAGCTCCCGCTCGAACTGGGCGAGGACGGCCAGGAAGCCCAGCACCATCCGGCCCGCCGGGGTGGCGGTGTCGAAGGCCTCGGTGAGCGAGCGCAGCTGCACCCCCCGGGCGTTGAGCTCGGGGATGAGGGTGACCAGGTGGCGCAGGGAGCGGCCCAGGCGGTCGAGCTTCCAGACCACCAGGGTGTCGCCCGTCCGGAGCGCCTCGAGGCACAGCGCGAGCTGGGGCCGGTCGACCATCGCCCCCGAGGCGCGCTCCACGAAGAGCACCTCGCAGCCGGCGTCGCGGAGCGCGTCCACCTGGAGGCGCGGCTCCTGATCCGCCGTGGAGACGCGGGCGTAGCCGACGAGAGTCACCCGGGCGCCGCCGCGTGGGGGCTGAGCACGTACCAGCGCCGGATCGGCGAGAGCACGACCACGGCGAGCACGGTCATCCAGAGCTTGCCCATGATCTGGCCCTCGATCAGGCTGAGCGAGCCGAAGGCGAGCCAGAGGAAGACGGCTGAGTCCACCGCCAGGCCGGCGAGGTTGGCGGGGATCAGCGCCTTGATCCACCCCCGGCGCAGCAGCGGGGTGTAGACGGAGAAGTCGGCCAGCTCCCCGAACAGCGCGGCGCAGCCGGAGGCCAGGGCGAAGCCCGGGGCCACCGCCACCGACAGCCCCGCCCCGAGCAGGATTGCCACCACCGACCAGGCGCGGCCCCAGGTGTTTTGGAGGATGTCCCGGCAGGTGAACGTGAGCCCGATGAAGTAGACGCCCGCTGGAGCAACCAAGCCAAACCCCACCGGGACCAGGCCGATGTGGGCGATGGCCCAGTTGGCGGCGAGGATGGTGGCGATGAAGGCGGCGAACGCCGCCAGGCCCATCAGACGGCGAGAGGCAGGCATGGCTGAGCCTCCACGAGTGCGAGCCAGCGCTCCACCTCGGCGGGTCCGCGCGCCTGGCCGTGACCGTTCCGCCGGGCCCGGAAGGCGAGGTAGGTGCCGTCGACGGAGCCCACGCCCCAGTGATCGGCCAGCCGCAGTCGGCGGTATGAGTTGACCCGTCCCATGTGCACCCAGACGCCCCGGCCCCGCGCCTGAGCCACGAGTTCCCGGACGGCCTCAGATAGCTTCCACCGGGTGCTGCCGCCGATGAAGAGCACATCGAACGTCCCCCAGGGGGTAGCGGTAGGGGTGAGGCCGTCCTGGGCGACGAGGGCGGTGCGGAAGCCCAGGCTGCGGAGGTCGCTGAGCGGCTCCCGGCTGCGGTGCAGCGTGGCGGCCGCATCGCCCAGCACGTCAGGGGCGGTGACGAAGAGGCAGGTCTCGCGCACGGCGAGGTAGCCGCTGAGCCAGGCGCGGAACCGGTCGTACTGAAAGCCCTCGCCAGCGGTGAAGCAGCCGTTGTCAGCTGCCCAGATCCGGGCCGTGAGGTCGATCCGGTGGCGGTCGTACGCCTCCAGCATCACGCCCAGGAAGGGGGGCATGGCGGGGCGGATGCAGCCCGAGAGATAGATGACGCTCACCCGGCCGCCGCCTCCAGGCCCTGGCGCAGCCAGCGGGCGGTTTCCTCGGCGGTGGCGGCGAGGCGCTCGAGGCGCTCCCGACTCTTCTCCAGACGGCCATCGGCGGCCACCACAGTGCGCACGGCACTGGCGATGGCCCGCAGCGCCTCCAGCTCCTGGTAGTGGGAGGTCTGGATGCCCAGGGCCGCGAACACCTCGGTGCGGGCGGCGGCCTCCTCCTCGCGGCGCCCCATCTCCTCGCCGTACCTGAACCACGCCCCGTTGACGAGCCGCTCCCGCCGACTGACCGCTGCCTCGAGGTTGGACTGGAAGGCGGCTATGGCCCGTCTGATCTCGGCCACCCGGGCGGGATCAGGGGTGGGTAGGGGCTCTGTGCCTCGCTCCGCCGCCGCCTGGATCCCGTCCACGGGCGAAAGTGTACGGCAACCCGTCCGGGAGTGCGCTATGATTCCCGACCAGGAAATCCGGCGCTTTGGGAGAGATCGGGATGGATGACCCCGAGGGGGGGCGGCAGCCAAGCGTTTCCCGACGCGGTGTGACGCCCTGCCGGGTGGCCGCCGCCGCTCCCGAGGTGGAGGTGATCGCCCGAGGCGCGCAGGTCCTCGCCGACGAGATCGGGATCGGCCAGCTTGACCTCTGGACGCTCAGCTTCACGGATCCCAGGCGTCCCCGAGGCAAGCGCTGGTTGGGCACGATCATGGTGGAGGCCCTCGGCTTGGTCGATGCGCTCACCCGGATCAGCGCCCTCGGCCTCAACCCCGGCGGTGAGGTTGCTGGGCTGGGCGTGCCACTGGAGAGGCCCCTCCCCCACGCCTACCGCGAGCGCTGGTGCGGGCGTCTCATGACGGATCGCCGAGAGGTGGAGGACATGCCCATGCCCTGGTCGGAGGCCGGGGCGTGACACCCCCACCCCGTGACGATGTGCTGGAGATGCTCCACCGACGCAGGCAGGCGGTGAGCGTCACCATCGCCATGCTCCTGATCTTCCTTGCGGTGGCCAGCCTCATCGACCTCTGGGGTGCCACTGCATGGCTCTGGCTCGCCTACCTCGCCGCCCTGGTGGGCTGGGGCGTGGTGGACATCCGCTTTGAGCGCCAGATCAGGCGGGTGCGTCGGCGGACCAGGGAGATCACCCGCGAGTCATCGGGCCGCTGACGGCCCGCAGATCCTCAAGCCCTCAAGGAGGGAACCATGTTCACCTGGATCGACTACCGCCTCGCCATCACCGTCGATCGCCTGGTCGCCGGGGTGCCCGCCAAGGAGAAGATGCTGGATATCTGGCTGGAGACCAGGGCCGCCCGGATGAAGGCGCCCGCCGAGATGCCGGCGGAGCTTGCCTCGGTGCCGCTCACGCCCTCAGCGGCGCGGGAGGAGCACAGCGCCACCGCCGCCCAACTCGACGTGGCCGAGGTTCACGGGGTCGTCTTCTACCGCCTCCCCGATGGCACCCCTTGTTATGAGGGGCGGTGCCTCAAGGGGGCGCTCAAAGAGGCGGCCAACATCCTGAAGGACGCCGTCCGGGTCAAGGCGTTCCGGTCCAAGGTGGCGGAGCGCGTCTTCGTGCTGGAGAAGGTGGTGCCGATCACGGTGCCGATCCAGGTGGACGATAGGCCGCTCACCGTGATGACCATGCAGGGTCCCCGGACCTCGATCAAGCGCTTCGAGTACGCCGACAGCGTGCCGCTCAGCTTCACCATCCGGGTCCTGGACGATGGCGTCAACAAGGTGGGGACCGAGGAGCAGCTCCGCGAGATGCTGGAGTACATGCGCTTCAACGGGATCGGCAGCGACCGCAGCCAGGGCTCGGGCACCTTCACCATCGACAGCTTCGGGCCGGTCTGA